TTATTCCTCCAGTTGATGAAGACTACGGCTGCGAATCTCTTTCAGCAGCTTGTCTACGACGTCACTCACGTCCAGGCTCCCCAGGTCTTTGCCACGGCGGGTACGAACAGCAACTTTGCCTGATTCGACCTCTTTATCACCGCACACCAACATGTAAGGAACTCGGCGTAGAGTATGTTCGCGAATTTTAAAGCCAATCTTCTCGTTTCTCAAGTCCGCTTTTGCCCTAATCCCTGCATCTTGCAGTTTTTTGGTCAATTGCTGGACGTAATCAGACTGGCTGTCGGTGATATTCATCACCACTACCTGCACTGGAGCAATCCAGGTTGGGTAGAAACCGGCATATTCTTCGGTAAGGATACCGATGAAGCGCTCCATGGAGCCAAGAATAGCACGGTGAATCATTACCGGAACCACGCGTTCGTTGTTTTCGCCAACATACGACGCGCCTAGACGGCCCGGTAAGAAGAAATCGAGCTGCACGGTACCACATTGCCATGCGCGATCCAAACAATCATGCAAGGTAAATTCAATTTTTGGACCGTAGAAGGCACCTTCACCCGGCTGATATTCAAACGGAATCCCGTTTTCGGTCAGCGCGGCGGCCAGATCGTCTTCAGCTCGGGTCCACATATCGTCAGTACCGATGCGCTTCTCTGGGCGGGTAGACAGTTTCACCGCGATCTTTTCAAAGCCAAAGGTGCCGTACATATCGTAGACCATCTTGATGCAGTCGTTCACTTCGGCACGCACCTGATCTTCCGTACAGAAGATATGGGCATCATCCTGGGTGAAGCCGCGAACACGCATCAGGCCATGCAGCGAACCTGAAGGTTCGTTACGGTGGCAACTGCCGAACTCGCCCATGCGCAGAGGCAGGTCGCGGTAAGACTTCAGGCCCTGATTGAAGATCTGCACGTGGCCCGGGCAGTTCATCGGCTTGATGCAGTATTCACGGTTTTCTGACGACGTGGTGAACATCGCATCTTTGTAGTTTTCCCAGTGCCCGGTTTTTTCCCACAGCACGCGGTCCATCATAAACGGCCCTTTCACTTCCTGATACTGGTACTCTTTGAGTTTCATGCGCACAAAGGCTTCCAGTTCACGGAAAATGGTCCAGCCGTCGTTGTGCCAGAACACCATGCCCGGCGCTTCTTCCTGCATATGGTACAGGTCAAGCTGTTTGCCGATCTTACGGTGGTCACGCTTGGCAGCTTCTTCCAAGCGTTGCAGATAGGCGTTCAACTGTTTCTTGTCTGCCCAGGCCGTGCCATAGATACGCTGCAGCATTTTGTTTTTGCTGTCGCCGCGCCAGTAGGCACCTGAGGTTTTCTGCAGCTTGAAATGATGGCAGAAACGCATGTTTGGCACGTGCGGGCCGCGGCACATGTCGATGTATTCTTCATGGTGATACAGGCCAGGGCGGTCGTCATGGCTAACGTTTTCATCGAGAATCGCCACTTTGTAGCTTTCGCCACGGGCAGCAAAGGTGTCGCGGGCTTCCTGCCAGCTCACTTTTTTCTTGATGACGTCGTAATCTTTGTCGGCCAACTCATGCATCCGCTTCTCCAGCAGATCCAGATCTTCCTGCGTCAGGGTATGGTCGATGTCAACGTCATAGTAGAAACCGTTGTCGATCACCGGGCCGATGGCCATTTTGGTGTCCGGCCACAGTTGTTTGATCGCATGGCCCAGCAGGTGCGCACAGGAGTGGCGCATGATTTCCAGGCCTTCGGCGTCTTTGATGGTGATGATCGCCAACTGTGCATCGGACTCGATCAGATCGCTGGCATCCACCAGGTCACCGTTAACACGGCCGGCAATACAGGCTTTGGCCAGGCCAGGGCCGATATCGCGGGCAACGTCCATAGGGGAAACGGCGTGATCATAGTGACGCTGACTTCCGTCAGGAAGAGTAATAACAGGCATTAATAATTCCTTATCTACAGTGGTGACCCACACGACAGATCACATATAGAAATACAATATCGTTTATTTACATAGTGTTACCTACGCTATTCAGCTTCACTCTGCCGAATATGTACACTCATATGTACACAATTAAAAATGTACACATGGTGTGACGCGATAACGGACTGACCATTCTAACATCATGGTTTACGCGACTTCTAGCTGTTACTTAATGAACAACTCACACCACCAGATCGTCAAACTCGGATAGCCACCATCCCGCCCGCTACACTTTGTAATTGAATACGATCGGGAGAGACGCATGCGTAAGCTAACTATCATGGAGCAAGCAATCTTCTTCATGAACGAAAACGAAGCCTACCCGTCGCCAGATATCAACGCCAGCGAATCGTTCTGCGTGTGGTTCTATGAGGAGGGACAGTATTGGCTGGATGTCTATTTTCAACGAGAGTGGCGAAGAGCTAGCCCTTACCCTTTCGCAGACTTTGAGGAAGTCTTCGAGGCGGTGAAAGCCTACGACTATGTGATACCGGTAAAGAGATGAAAATTAGTCAGCCCACCCCTCTGATTTTTTCTTCGCTTCAATTTCGGCTAACTTTTCAAAATTCTTTGCTCGCTTGAGTATAACCGCGTACTGCCTGTACCCATGATGGCTTGGCGGGTAAAACTCATTGTTGGGGATATCTCGGCCAACCACCGCGCGGTATTCGTCACAATCGGCTTTATGGGTAGCCCTGAGAGCCTCCATTGCCAAAGGAGCCAAAGCGATCTGCTCTTCGCACAAACTAATTGCTTTCTTTAAGTTATTTCCTTGGGCTCGCAATTTATAGTGCTTCTTAATTTTCTCTTGCAACCCAAAGTGCGCCTGAACAATCTTGTCATGCGAAAGATGCCGAAGGCCGTCTAACCATTCTTCTTCTGTCACACCCACCCCCATCCTTAACAGTTTGTCACATGTTAGCAGAGAGTAAGTGGGAGGCAACAAGGAGATGATGGTGCGGAATTAGTGCCGGATCGCATACTCGCTGCCGAACGCCACTAGGTCAGGCCCTCCTAATCGGTAGAACAATAGCCGGGATTTCTCCCGGCAACTGAATTGATGGTCTATTCTGGTTTTGGTGGAAACTCAGGATTAGCTACATCTACCCGGTTTAAGAGCGCGCGATATTTTTTCCACTCAATCAAGCGTGACTTTTCATTATATGTAGCGATACCAGTATCGACAGCGTCTTGTAATGGAATAATGGCAGCGCTTGCAATAGCCATGAACTGTATCTTCATCTGTTCAACCACAGCAGCGCGATCGATATCTAATTCAATAAGTGCTGGCCTACCTTTTTTATCTGGTTGTATCGCTTTCCCTGCCGCTTGACCCACAAGTAATGACTGGTATAGATCATCAGTAATCTCCAGCGCATCATCTGGCCAGCCGATGGCAGATTTCAGATAGAGATCCTTGATAGATGAATCATAAAATCCGTTGTTTTTAGCGCTATAAAAAGTCGTCATATCAATATCCTTTCGCCATCCAAAATGCACTTATTTCTGCTACACCAGCAGAGGCATAAGTAAAACCACCGTTATATGTATCCACCGCCCTTAGATTGTTTGTTGAATCAGCAAGATTAGATATTGTTGTATTTAGTGTTAAAAAAACACCAACACAACGATTGGGGAACGTAGTAGGAAAAGATACTGGGGTTACGTACCCAGTTCGTGTAATAATGCCCCATTGTTCGATCATCCCAGTCGCGGCATCTCTTGACCATCCCGTTATTCCAAGTGATGCTGTTCCGGTACTTACATTCCCTGTAATCCCATTCACACTTGTTACTGGGTATGGCGGCGGATTATTAAAACTGTAGACACGCTGACCCTTGTCAAAAATCCCTGATGATGTAGTGATATCACCTGCGGATGTTACGCCGCCCAGCGTTGTTATCTTGCCAGATGAAGAAATGCTACCATCTGAGGTTATTTCCCCTGTGGTATGTATTGTTCCACCAGTAATCATAACATTGTTTGTATTCTGGGTTGCCATCGACCCAAGCCCGAGGTTGGTTCGCGCCGTGTTTGTGTTGGGCAGATCAGACAAATTGTTTGCTTTAAGCAAAAATGCCCCTGAGTCCACCAACCCCCTTCCCGGATTCGTCATGAAGAAGCAAGACAGCTCAGATGAGAACGTTATGATGACCGGGATGCTAACGGTTATATCTCCGGCCTCGAGTGGGCTGTTAACCCCTTTCAATATCGGGTACGTGCCAACCACCCTCCCAGATACCGTGAGCTGAACAGTTACGGCCCCGGTATTGGTCTGCGTTGGCGTAACCAGTAATGGCGCTCGGAGGGCAAACGTATTCCCGCCATTCACGTAGAACGTAGAGGGGATCGACACGGTAAGCGCGTTTGCAGAGCCGCCCGCCGTTGCTGACAGATACTTGCCAGATTGCAGATCCTCAATCTGAACGAAGTTGTTTTCCGAGCCCCGTGTAGGGAAGTTTGAGACAACATCATTCAGCGACCAGCCTTTCGCCTTCGTCATCTCCTGGCCGCGAATTACGGTGAGGTTATCCCCGCTGACGCTGACCAGGTGACATATCTCGAATACCGTTTCCAGCTCGTCCGTCAGCGTGAGCTTCGAATAAAGGGTGCTGGTATATGATGGATTGACGAGAGAGGCTTCGGCCTGAAGGGTTTTGGCAAACAGCGCGCCGGTACCCGGCATAACGGCGATAACCGTCTGTGTTGAGTTAATGTCAGCGGCCAGGGCTGACCGAATGTTATTACCGAACCCAAGGATCATGGTTCCACCCCTTTCTCAATCGGATTTAGCTCTTCATCTAATTGGACACCGAATACATTGGCTACCTGCTCATAAAGGCCGTCAGACAGTTCGTCTTCGACGATAGCAGCGTCATCTATTTCGATAACACCGGCATTCTCCAACATTTTTAAATAGTCTTTAAAAACATCATTTGATTGAGTATATCCAATCAGTGATTTAAGTTGTTTTAGCGTTTTCATATTCAAGAGCCTCCGCCGCCCCATGCTTTAGGTATTTGGTTGTAGTCACTCAAACTTATAGCTTGATTGAATGTATTACTTTTCGAAGATGCTGCGGTTACGTTTGGTAATTTAGCGATAAAGTCAAGACCACTACCTTTAAGTAACTGACAGTAATTAAAAGCAAGTTCAGTTACGTATATTCCCGGATAACTAGCTAAATTAAATATTGAATTAATATTGCTGCCAATTTTGATACAAGAAATAAATGCCCTACTTAATGATGTTGCAGAAGTCCCGTTAAATAGCCCATCACCCACAAATTTTAACTGTTGACAATAAGCAAACACCTCTTTAAAGGTAGTGGCTTTAACATTGTTTTTGAAAAGTCCTCCAGGCACTGACTCAACCCCGGTCTCATAGAAAGCAGCATTAAAAGAAACCGCATTGACATTATTATCAAAGAGTCCATCAGGTATGTTAGATAAATTTTTATTCTCTCTAAACAACAGGTCAAAGTAAGCAATAAGCGTACATGTTGAGAAAATATCTTCCGGTATATCCCTGATATCACAATATGAAAAAATTCCACTGACGGCTAATAGTTTTGTGTTGTATTTAAACAGCCCTGGCGGAATAGTTGTCAGTGAGGTACACAACTGAAACGCTGAACTTAACACCGTCATACCAACACACTTATCGAAGAACCCAGCAGGAATTTCCTTTAGTGATGTACACCCGCCAAACACTCTTGATGTTGACTGTACCGAACCAGTAAACCAGTTAAGCAATGTTACCGGTAGAGACAAAAGGCTTGAACAACCATCAAACGTAGAAAGAATGCTATTTACTTTAGTGCAGCCTTCAAAAATATCACCAGACAGGGACACTACCCCCGTACAGTTACGGAATGAGCTATCAAATGTTGTAGCTGATACACAGCCTTTGAATACCCCATTAGGGACAGTTTTCAGGGCCGCACATCCCAAGAATACTCCAGAGAAGTTACTGCAAAGATCCTTACCACTAAAGGCATAAGGTGTTATTTCCTTTAACGATGAACAGTTATAGAAACAATTTATAAATGTTCCGACTTTATTACATTCGGTAAACAGAGGCATATTCAACAACTTATAACATGCATTAAATGCATATCCAAATGTTGTAGCCGACGAACATCCTAAAAAAATATCATTTCCTACCGATTCCAGTAAATCGCAGTTGCTAAATAAACTACTAAAATCAGTTGCTGATGAGCAATCTTTGAATACTGAGGTACCCACAGTTTTTAGCGACTTACACCCGTAGAAAGCATAAGAGAACGTAGTGGCCTTTTCATGTCCAGAGAACAAATCATTCGGCACTGATAACAACGCACCACAGTTGTAAAACGTACCGTAAAAATCCTTCCCTGAAACATACTTAAATAAGTCTTTCGGTATGCTCTTTATCGACCGACAAGCATTAAATGTGTACCGGAAATTTTCTGCCACAATACAATCATTAAACAGTCCATCAGGGATTTCCTGCAATAGCACCAACCCTTGGAATGCTCCGTAAAAGTCAAGGGCAGAACCACATCCAGAAAATATATTTCCAAATATTGTTTTTATCGATGCGCAGTTATTAAACGTGCCATAGAATTTTTCGGCTCTGATACTTCCAGAAAACAGATTATCAGGTATCGTAGTCAATGATGAACACTGACCAAACGTGTACTGATAATTTATTACCTTTCTCTTACCCGCGAACAATCTTGCAGGGATGTTAAGAAGTCCGGTGCAGATGTTAAACGTCTCTTGGAAGGTTGTCGCGTTAACACAGCTATCAAATAGCCCATCAGGCAGTAATGTTAACGCAGAGCACCCTCTGAATGTTCTCAGAAAAACCTCTGCATTAGGACAATTATCAAATAACCCGCTGGGTAATGTCAGTAGTGAGGTGCACATTTCAAAAGAAGAGGTGAAGTTAGTGACGTTTTTTAGATATTCGAAGGCACCATCATGAATCAAGTAAAGGCCAGAGCAATTATAAGCAAGGTAGCTAGCGTCCGTCCTGCCACCGGAAACTGATATCAGTTCACGCAGTGTGTTGAATACATAATTACTCCGCCCGTCTGCAGAAAACTTGATGGTTTCACTACGTTTAACCGTAATTTTATAATCTTCACCAACTTTTAAAGTTCTTGTTGTAAATACCCACCCATACTTCTGTGACGGACTATTTATGTCTCTCACAAAACTATAGTCGTTACTGTCTACTCCATCACCGTAATCAACGGTAAAATTTTCTGACATAAGAGCATAAAATATTGGACGCGAAACACTGTCGATACGCATGATAAATCGCGTGACGCTAACTACATTGGTTACCACTGTAGCGGTATGCCCGCCATCTTCCGCAGTTACAGTAACGTTTGTGCTTCCGAATTTCTTCCCGCCAGTAATGACTATTTGGCCGTTAGCCATGGTAATCCCTCCAGTAAAGGATTATATATATTGCTTTGGTGGTTTATTCTTCCGGTATGCTAACCGTGGCTATAGATGTGTCTGCCGATGCGGCGGTGAAGTTTTTATTTGTTGCGTCTTTTGGCAAGATAGTGACATCAATAATTCGAGTTTCACCAGGTAACAAATCGATAGTAACTTCTGACAATTTAACGCCTGTAACCGGCACGATTTTGTAAACCACAACTTCGTAGTTATACATGAATGGCAGCTTTACAAACTTCTGCTCTATGCATGCCTTGAGAGCCTGGGCAACACCATCATCGTAATCGGGTATACGAACGTAGAAGGTGCCGTTCTTTGGGATGATGCTAATATCGAATGTTTGCTGTACCGGTGGATCAATACCATCCGGCCCTTGAATAAATCTCGCTATTCGGCGCTTGAACCACGGCACGGAGAAATGGAACCCGTCACCCTTGTAAAAATTCCACGTCAGCACCCGTTTGAATAGGTCATCAGATAAATAGCTGTATTGGCCAGCGATATAGCTCGAAAGCGTGGCATAAGGGATGGAGTTATACTCAACCGAGTTGTAGTCGCCCTTCTGCGTTTGCTCTTTGACGATTTGGAGCGTTGGCCTAATCGCCCCGTATATCCCATGCGCTATCCAGTCCAGCAGGTAGCCGGTTATGTAGGGTGACGTCCAGCACGGTAACGCCAGATTATTAAACGCCGTGAGGTATTCCTGGCTCAGCTCGTTGGTAGCATCGAAGAACGCACAGACATCCTCATCATCGTTATATTGAATAAACGGGTATGCTGGAATTACCTTAGTTTCAATTTGTTCCATCATATTTTTGCACCGTTACGTGAGAGGCGTCAGTCGTGAAATATTTGTAATAATCGCCAGAAACCAAGCCGGTATTCGGATCTGGCTCAACAATGACGCCATCGATAGCTACGCGGATCCGTATCAAGGAAATTTGCTCCACACTAAGAACGGAACTCACTGCCTTTTGGAATAAGGTTTGCAGCTGGTAGATGTTTATCGGCTGGCCTACATAAACAGCATTGACGTAATCAACGATGGCGGGTACCGCAAGCACTGACACGCTGGCCGGGTCAGTGAACACCGTTCCCGTGGAATCCCACGTAAGCATTACCGTAGCCGCCTGCGACGATGGAACAACGTAAGGGATAACATAAGAGTCGGGGAAGTCGTTTAACGTGATCACTTCCTTGTGGGGTACATAGCCGCTGCCGCTTACCACGTCGGCCGTGAGCATTGAGATATCAGGAACCGATTGATAGATCGCCCTGGCCACTTCATACGGATCGCCACCACCAACGATAATGGCCCACTTACCCAGCTCCACTTGACGGAATGCGATGAGGTTAGCGTGTACACCGGCAACGTTTGCCAGTGCTGATTTCAGCTCGTCAGGCGTCCCCTGTACGGCGAACATGCCCGCCCCCATAACCTGGGCACGGTAGTCAGCGATCGTCTGTTCTTCAAGCCCTGGCGTGCCTTCTAACGTATTGGTCACAGATAGCGTTATCTTGGCCGGTATGGAGGTGATAATCTGCGTGACAGTACCGGCAGGAACCGCCCACGAACCGGATGCCGTAGCCAAGCAATACACGCTGGCGCTCTGCCCGCTGGCCGGGATAACCGCGTTATTCTGCACCGCGTATTGGTGGTTACCGTCACTGACGATAAGCCCGCGCGGAACAACGAACCCCGGCGAGCCCATGAAGACCACCAACACGGAGGTATTAGTGCCAATGCCGCGCTGTACGCCGTAGATGCTGCCCAGTTGCTGCAGTAGAGGGATATTGGCCCCGTATGGCGTCACCGAGTTGATGGTATCCACCAGCGCGTGATCGATAAGTGCAATGGCCCCGGTCGATGTACTGGCCAGATCTGTGATCAGCGCCGGGGGTAGGTTGGCTGTGTAACCAGGCACCTTGGCGGCCACACTGGTGATCAACTTGTCGTAAAGCTCTTGTGGCGGCGTAGGCTGCGCCCCCGCTTGTGTGATGACAACCGGTAAATCTGACATGATTACGGTTACTCCAGGCGTAAAAAAACCCGCTCAGTGGCGGGTTGCTCTTGTTCGACGTGCCGATTCGCGATTGGGTATATACACTAGGCAGATAGAAAAACCTATCGGGAATCGGATTTATTCAATTTTTTGTGAAAACTCTCTGGCATAACCAGCAAGGATTCTCATTCTGTCAAAGTCTCTTGCTTTCCAGTGTGCGGATGGTGTGAACACGGCGATCAGCGAATAGCTATTTTCATCTACAAGTCCTTTCGCATATACAAGAGCTGTGTCTGAAGTTCGGTACCACTGCACAACTCTAGGGTCTTCCAAATCAGCTGATACAGGAGGCTTCGAAAATTTATCTTCGCCTATAGCTAGGTGTATATGCCAAAGCCCCGAGTCTTGAATATCATCTGGCTTGTCATAAGCGGTGTCACGCCCAAAATAATCGGGAAGCAACCCAGTCTCTTTATAAGCTTTAAAATCTCTTTCAAGCGACTCTTGCAGGGTCGGGAACGTTGCGAAAACCGGAGAAAGATAATATTCATAACTTTTAGGGTTACATTCTACGGTTACGTACAATTCCCACCTCAGTGAAATCGTCCTGATGAAAATACCTCTGTGCCATGCTTAGCAAGCGCACGGAGAGCTTCCATGTCAATTGTGCTTTCAAAAGTCTTAACGGGTACTGTCATTTGTTTTATCAAATGATTCAACTTATCAGCCGATGCTCTCGCTTGTGCGGTAACAATTAAGGGAGTTTTTACTAGGTGCCGCTTATCTTCTGGGCACTCTCTAAAAACGTTTCTAATCGCCCCTTCCAACCCTCTCAATTGAAGCTCAACAAGATCGGTTTGAGTTGGGTCAAGCTTTGCAATTATATGATCACGACTTTCATCGGCGGCATTCAATAGCAAGCTATACGCCTTGTTGAGAGCTACTGTTAGTTCTCTTATTACACCCAGAGCCTCATCCATCTTAACCGATCTTGTTTGGCTCTCAGGCTCAGTGCTTCGATGGTAACTGTAAGGAGCTTCGACAAATTGACCAATTTCCGGGCAATATATAGCAGAAGCTTGCTGCATTAGCAAACCAACTGCGGCGGCTGTCTTGAAGGTGTCAAAAAATGGCATATCTCTTCTTAGTGTGTTCTGATTGTGCATAGCGCCCTCCTTGTGTTTCAGGAGTCCCACCTGACAAAACCACTTAAATATGTTGCACTTGAGTGGCTGCATATAGAGTATAACCACCGTTATCTAATACAGAGTGTATAGCCCAAGCGATAGCTATTCAACTTTTAGTTGATTTTAGCAGCCTTAAATCGTCGCCCTATCCTTCGTCAAACAACCGGAAATGAGTGCATACCTACCTACGGTAAGGATTTCGGCTTCTCAAAACGTAGCACAGAGCGTTCTGTGGCATCCAAAATCATCAGATTTTCACGCTATCTTCTAACTCTTCATCACAAATGTTATCTAGCTTATTTTCTTTAAGGTATTTTTTAAGATTTTAAATTGCCTCATTAAAGGTTGAGTCAAGCATCTCGAACCAAGTCCATGCTTCAGATCACACAGCTATCTGCTTTCTATACGTTACCCCGTTGAACATGATAACTGAAAGATCATAGGTGGGATTAGCAGCGCCTGGTACCTTCTTCACAGATAGCGAGGCAAAGTACCGGCTAAACTGCTGCTGTACCATCGTCACGTAGTAATCAGGGTACACCTGTTCAATGATGGATTGCTGAGCCGGTATGCCGTACTGGGCATAAAATGGGGATTCCCCCAGCCCAAGTTTTAACGTTTGGATTAACGTGGTGATCCAGCCGTAAGTGAAGTCTCCGCTGGCGTCTGACTCTACGGCAACCCATTTCTTTACGCCGTTTTCTTCTACTCTGCCCCATGTCCTCATTGTGGCTTCTCCGATGTTCTGGTGGCACTTCCCGGCTCAACGTTCGTCACGTTGTGCTTATGCCCTATCAGGCTGACATTGCCTGCTGTGGTGTCATTCTCTACGATCAGCGGGCCAATAAGCTTGGCAGTTGTGCCGCTTGGCATTTGGTCAGCATCCTGCACAATCTGGCCGTTCAGGTGAATGATGCCATTCAAATAAATGTGATCGGCTTTTATAGTGACCTTGCCCGGTTCGATATTTACAGACGAATCCTTACCAGTTGTCTGCAAAAGCACACCTTTAGGGCCGTATATGGTTACCTGGTCGGGATCTACTTCTTCCCAGTTGATGTTCCCCACTGGCATGAAGAATAAGGCGGTCAATGATGGTGGCGTGCTCAGGTCTGGCAGGCCAACACCTAAGCCGGTTACATTGCGGATCGATACACTCAAGGGGATTGTTACGCCCTTGTCGCCAACTTGGATCGGGTACCGGATATACTCAGGCCCGAATACGGGGATCGTGACTTCCGGCAGGTTGTAATCCCCCGGCAAGATATCGAACATTACGGTGACGATAGCGCCGTTCACCGCCGTAACGTGGCAAGGCCACCCCTTACCGTCCAGGTTGGCATTGCCATCTATTGCCGCTTGACCATGCTCGGCCAGCGATTTCATGAAGAAACTCTTTTGCCCGTTGCTCATCTGTTCACCACATCTTTTAGCCTCGGAACAGCTTCATATACGGTTACCCAGCCGTCCTCAGACACATTGTAATAATCACCAATATGCCGCACCCCCATCACCTCGTATGTCCCGGAAAAGCTTAGACGTTGCTTTTCCGAATACTGGCCCATCTGGTTTCCCACGGCGAGGATGGAGTTTTCTCCAATGGCATCAAACGGCAGCGTGATCCAGTCGCCAACCTCGATATCCGCCCGCATGCTGGTTTTTATTGAAATGCGCTGGGGTTCCAACCATGTCGGTTGCCCTATTAAATCCCTAGCCTGTATCGGCTTCGCCTGCTTTCCATCTGAGCCATCGAACACATTGATTTTGTTTTTCTGCACGGCGATGTTGACGCCGGAATAAGTCCGTTGCCCCAGCATTCCCGGCGTTACTCTTTTCAGCATCTGCGACATTTCAAAAATGCTTCTGAATATCGCTTTCCAGTCTTCATAAAGCACCAGGTTTTGGTGAATATTGACATTAATCTCCAGCTTTTGCGCACTGTTTTGATAGGTTACTTGCAGTGCTCTGAGTATGACATCGCTCAGTTTATCGCCCTGCCGTCCGTCCATCGTGATAGTGAAAGGTTTGCCCACATCATCAATTATATTGCTTGGCCACACAGGGAGATTTAGCGTTTGATGTACGCCCTGCCAGTTGCCAAATGGGCCGTATATCTGCCCCTTTAGCAATACTCCTTTCCTTGTCGGATTTGCTAACGGCAAGCCAGCAGAAAACCCGCCGTAAACCGTAATATGCGCGAGGTGAAGGTTTACCGCCTGGCGAAGCACAGACACCGGCAAGCCGAAGACTGTCAGCATTGCGCCACCAGCCAGCATATCCGATCCGAATGTTGGCGCATCAAGGGTTATGTGCAACGGGGCACCGGGTCTGGTGGACTCATTCAGTGGGTTTTTATCGCTATCCCATGGCCCGATATCATTACCCGCAGCGTCCTTGATGCTTTGCCCGTTCTCGTCCGTAATTTCTATTCGATAATAGCGCATTACGTGGCCTCAAAATTATTGGTGCTCTCGCGGTAAATCAGCGATCCAGGTGCAAAAGGCAGCGCCAGATTGATATCGCTATCCGGCGGTGAGGCGATCATAGGGACAAAGAGCACAACGCTGTTATTACCATCTGTGGCCTGGATAAAATACCGGTTTGAGTACAAGTTAAAGAGGACGGTGATAAACAGCGTTTCGCCCCCCACACTAGCTGTGAAGCGAAACGGCGCTTTATCAGATGGAATGAAGGTTGTGTAGGTTGTCATGATGGGAATAGGCTCTTTATGCTTTCGAACATGCCAGACCAATTGAGGCCACCAGGGGACGGAATGCCATCCTCGAATTTACTCATCAAATTACCCAAGGTAGCGTTTAGCTGAGACTCGTACAGCAACGGCTGCTCAAACTCAAAAGCCCACTTGTACTGCACTTGTTTCACTTGATCGCTAAACCCGGTCAGATCGACCATTGAACGAAGTAGGCACCCTGTGTAGATGAAAGACGGTGTAAGAACGGTATAGGTACCGCCTAGGTCAGTATGATTGTCCAGCGCCAGTTTCAGCGCTGTGAACATCACCGGTTTGGCTAAATACCCGCCGTTTGTTGTGGTCGCTGGCCGGGTCATATTCAAGGTGATTCGGTTGGGTCTTTTAACCACAGCGTTTGCCGCTGTTGCCTGGTTGAGAAATGGATAGGTAGCAATATCATTCACAATCAACGTGCCACCGGCTGCCGGTTCGAAGTTGGTTGTTAACGTGTCTACATTCAGGTTCGCGCCATCAAGTAGGCCATTTACAATACTCAACCCTTCAGTGAAAACGGCAATCGGCAGCACTCCGCCAGGCACATACCTTGCTATTCCATCCACCAGCAGGATCGGGGTTTTCTGGAACGAGAGAGCAAACGCACTTTCATAGATATTCACAACGCCCCCTTAGAAAGGAATGTTGATAGGTGGTGGTATATTCGAACGGAGTTGCGCGTTGATATCAGAGCCTGGAGCCTGATTCAACGCAACGTCGATCACCATGCGGCTTTGTGTGGCAACTTGGGCCTGTTGAGTTCCGCGCATTGTGATACGAGAAAGTGAATCAGCCTCTCCGATTTGTGGCAATATTTTGCGCAGATAGTTATAGGTTTCTTTTGGCAGTGACGTCAGTCCGTGCTTATCAACGTTACCCATGCCCCAGTTATAAGCGGCGATAGCTTTTGCGACATCGCCATCATAACGCTTGAACAGCATCTGGAAGTAACGCCGGGCAGCAGCCTCGGCTTTGTCTCTGTCGAACACCTCACCGCCGCGCAGGCCCATATCCTTTGCCGTTCCCGGCATAAACTGGAATGGCCCCATTGCTCCGGCTTTTGATACCGCAAAACGGTTACCACCAGACTCTACTTGCTCAACCACATTCAGTAGGTTTGATGGCAACCCATCTCCACCACGCGAACGACGTGCCGCCTGCGCATGTTGCACTGGTTCCTGAGTTGATTGGTAATTTTGCCAGCCGCCAGCCTTCCACCGCTCATCAAGGTCAGGGAGCATATTCTTCCCAATGGTGCCAACAATCCCTCCTACCGTTTGGCCTACAGCCTTAACTCCTCCCCAGAAGCCCCCGTTTCCGCTACCTTCCCTCGCCGGTACGGCCAAGGTCGTTGCGGTCGCCGATGCAGCACTGTTGAAGCTGCTGCCACTTTGGGCCCTGGCTAATTCGTCAGATCGTTCTTTTTGCTTTCTGGCTTGGTATTCTGCGTCTGACTCTCCCTCTTTTTGCTCACCTCCAGGCAACCAGCTATAAATCCACATAATCCCGCGTCCAATAGCCTTAACGATTTCAGTCACAGCTCTACTGAACTCGCCTAAGTCTTTTTGGAAACCTGGCTTGCTGATCCAGGCACTGAACGATTTAACACCATCCGCAAGGGTATCGAATACCGCCTTACCGTTCGGGCCGCTCAAGAATGAGTCCACCGCATCAGAGAATGTCTTAGAAAGCTTCTCGATAGGCTCATTCAGCGTCGCCAGTGCGGTCTTGAACGAGTTAAACATCCTATCTGTAGTGGTATCAAAGGTGGTATTGAGTGACTGATAGCTGCGCCCGGTTTTTTCAGACATTTCCAGCTGATGCGATGTGGCCTCATATCGCCTATTAATACCGGAAATAATGTCACTATTTGCGCCGTACTGATTAAGTTCGCTTTGGCTAACCATCCCTCCAAGCTTTAATGCGTTAATTCTGGAATATGCCATCCCAGAGCCATTGTCACTTGCGGCCAGATCTGAAAGTTTCTGGATTAACAAGGGCAGGTTTTTCCCTGGGCTATCCAGCGGATTTAACCCAAGGGACATAAGGCCTGGCCGGTATGGCGAACTAACATCACTATTTGCGCTATTCAATCCCTGAATCAGGTTATCAACGCCGCTGAACCGGTTGCCGTAAACATTCTTGGCTGCTTGCATCTGCCCGGTGGTCATCTTATTGCCCTGGGCTGTCATTAACTGCTGCCCGGCGTTCTTGGCGATCATGTTGTAGCCGAACGCGCTGCCGGTACCTAGTAGGGCCATTTTTAGCCCCCAGGAGATGGCCGACTCAAACAGCCCTTTCAGCTTACTGACGGTTTTATCGAGCGTCTTGTTGACCTGGTCGAAGCTTTTTTCGGCAGCATTGGCCAGCTTGTTGACGTTGTTCAGGAAGCCCTTATCTTTATTGCCTCCGCGCCTGCTGTCCCCGCAATCCCCACCAGCACCCCCGCCTACGCCACCAGGGGGGGTGCCCCCCCAACCGCGGCCAACGCCAGTATCCAGTGGTGAGCCGTATTTGCTGTTGAATTTTCCCGCCGCGGCGTTGAGTTTTTCAAACAGTGACAAGGCTTCTTTCAACTGCTCGTTATCGACGGGGATCGTAATTACCGGGATATTCTCAGACATTAGAAAATACTCTTCTTATGCTTCATCAGTTCTCTAAACTCGGCAGCAGTGCGAACCTCGAAGTTAAAGGCACGCATAAAGCTGTCGATCCCCTCATGGCATATGAAATCTAGGATGGCACTGACAACGTGCTCTCCGTCTCGCCAGAACTCTCTTTGTCGGTCAATGTCGGCAATGATGCTGCCCACTCCATAGAACTTTGCGACGTACAAACACTGTTCCAAAGTGAATTCACTTGTTCCATCAGCGCGGTCGCCTGCCCCGGTTTGTTGATCGCACAGACGCATGTAAAAAAAACGATCTCCCCCAGGACATCATCTTCATCGACCACTTCACGCGAGATCGCCACATCAAGGGGGATTTCTTCCCATCCCTTACCATCGACCGGTACGATGGCCGTGGAGTTGCGGATAATCTCCTGCAGCAGGGTATTTTTAACGCCGGTAGCCCCTTCCCAAATCCCATCATTCTTTGCCACACGCTCAAGCATGAGGTAAGCGATACGCGGCCCGGCCAGCACACCCAGCCCATGCCCGAAGATGGCGGCAAAGGCTTTACTCAATGTCAAAAAGTGCTCGCGATAGACGGCTTTGGTGATCGGCGTGGAGTGGATGTAGATATTGCCGTTCGCTGTTTCAACTGGGGTAACCAGGTTCATTTTGCGTGAAATCTCCATTACAGCTCCCACATGGCAGAGTTAACGTCATAGATGCCAAAAACAGACACCAGGAACGCAGGGTCACGGCCAGAGAAACTCACGTCACCGGCTGATCGGATAGTTGCGCTACGAATGGAGAAATCGCCCAGCGTGCTTGAGTCTGAATAAACTTTTGCGTCACCGAGCAACGTGTCCAGCTCAATCTGATTTTTGAACAGTTGCGCGATGCCCTGACTGCGCACCATGTGGATCTGCATGTTGATCATCTGGTAGGGGTTGGGGGACGATACGCCCCCCGTCATTGTCGGCAGCAAAACACCAGCATCGCCTTGGAATTGAATATCGATAGCATCCTGCGTTAAGAAAGATGCGGTGATATTCAGTTCAGGGTGCTGGACGAATTTAATCGAGGCGCGAACTTTATTCAGTACGCCTTGCGGTACTAATGGATTAGGCATGGTTTATTTTCCTGATTAAGAAAGCTGCATCGTGACGTTGACGTTAAAGATAATTTTCATGAAACCGCGCATAGGTGTGTACTGGCATGACAGCCCGGCATAGCGCCCAATCTGGTAATCGTTGGGGTTGTTTTTCACGTAAGTGCGGAACGGCACAGCCCACACAACCGGGTTACCGTTGACCAGGCCGAAGGTTACGCCAGAGTTGAACACGCCCTGGGCGCGGTTTTGCAACCGGTTAATGCCGTCCTGGTTGTAATACAGCGGGTTAATCGGGTTGTTGCTACCGTTGATAATCTCGTTGGCCAGCGCCATCTGGACGTTAATCTGGATCCAGTCCACGGAATACCAATAAGTCAGGTCGTTGCCGTCCGCTGACATGCCGTTAAAGTAAACTGTATTGCTGATCCCCCCTTCCGCGCCGGTACCGACATAGTTCACATAGTTGTTGGTCAGAAGTGTTTTGACCGAACCTTTCGCCACCAGCGCCACCACACCGATCAGGTAGCGGAATGCCATCGGCGGAACTTTGTTGATATCGGACGGTGACGCGCTGATAAACTGCCACATCGCGGCGGCGGAGTTGCAGATCGTCGGATCAGCGCTTTTCTGTGTGGCTACAAACGACTTAATAGTCTTGTAGTGATATTTGGCTGCGGTCGCATCGGTATCGATGAAGAAGTACACCATAGAGGTATTCGCGGAGTTATTGCGGCCCAGCGTCACAAGCTTGGCGTTGCCGTCCCACGCAACAGGCACCAGGTAGGTGTAGAAGCGCACGTCAGGATCGGCCATGTAGGCCGCAACTGCGTCAATACCGGCATCGACCACCGCCCCCACTTCCATGATGTAGATACCCAGGCTATTCCCCTGCGCAAAGAACGTCGTTACTGCGGAATTCACGGCGGCATAGGTTGCAGCGGTGTCGTTTGCAATGGCGGTAAATTCGGCGTAGGAGGTGAGCAGCTTTGGCGTTTTCGCCGCAAGTGTTGTCGCCCCGTTCGAAATAATCACGCCCGTTTGTTGCAGCGTGGAGGGAATAGCGCCTACAGTCTGCGAAACGTTTACCGTGACAATTCTGTAATCGTCATTACTCATTATTTGATCTCCAAAGTGATAAAAGCTTCTTTAATAAGCTGTAGGGCGATATCCCTGGCGGTGTGCTGGTAATAGTTGATGTCGAAATCGATGTGCTTTTTCTTGGCCAGCGCGTTTATTTCGACCTGGTTTAACTTGTCGTCAATAACAACCGGCGAGTTAGTGATGCCAAACTCTTCGAAGTCGAGCGCCTCGTTTACGATGTAATCGACGTAATCCAGCGCCTGCTTGTTGTTCATGCCGTACAGCGTCACGCGAACAGTGTCCTGTACGTGCTGGCTGCGAGTCAGGTAATGCGGTGCCGCCTGCAGCGGCTTAGTTTCCTTGACGTCTGCCACGATATACGGCGGCAGCATGTCCGAGGGGGAGAGATACGACGGGTAAACGGTGCCGTACTTGGTCAGGCGCATCCAGATCGGCGTACTGTTCGATAAAATCAGGTCAGTGTTGATATCCGCTGGATCGTCAATAATCTGCGTTCGCAGCGTCGGCAACACGGCCAGGCCTCGGTAGTGGAATATGCCTGCCTGCGTATACTTGCTTTCCATACGCGAGAAAGAAAACTGCACCCCGTCATAGTCGCCCAGGTACATCCATTTCGGATCCACCATGTTGAAATCGTCTATCGGCTTTAATGGGGTAAAAATGATGTAATTCATCGACTGCGACGCGGTGGTCGTCTGCTCAGACACCGCCTGCCGGTGCAAGCTTCCCTGTATCGTTACCGCCTTTTTCAGCTTATCCAGCCCGAGGCGCTCCAGTTCCGCAGGATTGACCAGATCAGCCCTCACCCAATAGATAAACCCGTCCAGCGGCAAAACCTGCTTTACGTAAAGTTTGAAGGTGATTTTCTGGCTGGATGAGATGGTATCTACTGCGGTCTGAAGGGTGTCGGCCAACTGCGTTTTGGTGCGCTTCGCTATCTCATCAAGTTTCGCCATTGTTGCTTATCCACGCTATAAAGCTGGCCTTTAGCAACCCTCCATCGATAAACGAGGGGCGGCGCGGGCCGGTTTCTTTTTTCAGGCGAGAGTTAACCCCGTGCAACGCCGACCAGGTAGGTACCCCATCGACGCCAAGCCCGGCCATTTCTTCGCGCTCCAGAAAAATATTAAAGCTGCGCACTATCTCGCCAAGGATGATCGTGTCCTGGTCGAATGGCGCGCCGTATTTGATGTGGTTTATCAGTCCGAGCCGTATCTCGTCGGATACCGCTAACAAAATGTCGTCCAGGTGTTCTTCATAGAAATGGGTAAACAGCTTGTACTGTTCTTCGAGATCAACGGCCACCTGGTGCGTGGTCTTCCCCGGCTCCGCGCCGTAGTCGTAGGGCATATCGATGACACCCAGCTCTACTTTCATGGCGTCATACCCCAGTGGCTCCCCATCTCCATCAGAACGGCCAGCGCCGCCTCACCATAGGGATCTTGCATCATCATCAGGTCAGCCAGGCTAAGATTGCTCATGGACTCCCCGATGACCGTTGAGCCAGATGTGCCTTGATCGGCTGCTGACGTCATGATGCCCGCTGCTGCGCGCCCTATGCCCAGCTTTTCGCGCATATCGGCAAAGTAGGTACTCGGCGGCGTGTCGTCGGCATAACGCAACAGGAACGACGTGCCGAGGTTGTACACGGTATTGCGATAAATAACCGGCAGGCACTCAAGGCCCAAATCTCTCGGTACCCACTCGAGCGCCGCCTCATAGACACACCGTAGCGTTTCGTCATCGTCAGAAATAGCGTCAACAGGAACCCCCACGTTATTACGAATAAAGTTGAGGAATCCGGTAAACGTCGGGGGTATCTGGATCATTATTTTGTGACCTTCACGTTTTTCTTAACCGGGGATTTATCATCCTGCTCCGGGTCGAGCGGCTCGCTATTGATGGACATTTCAAAGCCATCCTGCTGTTCCTGGCCGTGGTTAACTGCGGCGTTTTTAATGCCGTTGTTAATCACCACCGCGCTCTCTTCAATGATTTTCTCCGCTCGGTCATCCAAAAATTCAATGCGGGCCTCATAGCCGTCCTTGATTTTCGACACCTTGATCTCACGGTCAATGGAATAGCAGATGCCGGAGAAATCCTTGGGGATCTTGGTAACATCAACAAAGCCGTAACGCTCATGCTGATCAATGATCGCCGTGATGTCAGTATCTTGCACTTCGAGGGTAATCTGGTCGCCAGCGGGGATGTGACGGGCAAAAGGCTGACGGCGTTCAGGCAACTTATAATTGAACAAATGGCGCTGCGGGGAACAGTTTGCGATATGGAGTTTCATTCTTCTAAATCCTCAAAAAAAAGGCGAGGTCACCCCCGCCAATTAGGCCAATAAGGAAAACCGGGTTTGTTATGAGTAGGCAGCGGAAAGCAGCGTTACGCCCTCGGCGCGAAGGTTCCAGCCAGGCGTTGCTCGCATGGTGTAAAGCGTGGTTAACCCACCATCAGGGATCGGCGTTGAAACTTCGGTCGGCGCGGCCACATCACAGAACATCTGGTTTACCGCGCGTTGGTTAGGCGTCAGGCTCGCAAAGATGTTGGTGTTAATGCTGCTGTCGCTGGCCGGGACGTTCAGCACCACGGCGCTGATGATGATCAGATCCGTACCACCAGCCCCTTTACCGATCAGCGTGTCGTCCATGGTGAAGATGATTTCATCGCCAGCCGCATCTTTGGCGACTTTATCAACAATGTTACCAGCGGTGTCGGTACCCGCGCCTGGACGCTGATATGAGGTCAGCTCAACAATACCGGTATAGCTGATCGCGCTGTTGAAGCGCTGCGGTGCCGTGATGGTGATCAGCGCCGGTTGTCCCAGCATCAGCATGCGGGTTTTCAGGTCTGCAATGTGGCCCAGAAGGAACCGCGCCAGTTCGCCACTGTCCCACGCCGGGTAAGTCGTTTGGCCGCCACTGTCTGCCGCCAAGCTAACAGTGGTTGCTCCTGCCGTGTTGGTAATGCCTTCCCCGTTCGATGGTTTCAGCCCGTAGAGCAACATGGTACGCAGTAACTGAGCGATACCCTGGCGCGCTGAGAGCTGCAAGGCGTTGACCAGCGAATAACCCCAGTTGCTGGCCGCCTCATCATCAAACAGGCCATATTGCGAGCGCGTCGCAATGCGGTAGGTCTGCATCTGGGTGTAGCCAGGAACCACGGAGGAAGAGGCAACCTGATTAGGCAGCGACTGGCTGGCCTGTACCTGGTTGGTCATACGCAACGTTTTTTGATAGACCAGCAGGTCATTACTGCCGATCTTCGCTTCCGGTTTACCGCCAGGCAGCAGGTCGAATGCACCGGTAGCCATGCTGTATTGCATAGCGATTTCCGGCAGCATCATCGACGGGTTCAGGATTTTGAATGCGGGTGCAAAATTACTCATTGTTTAGCCTCAAATCAGATGGAGAACAGGCCCATAGGCTTATCTTCCCAGTTAACGTCTTTGGTCGTTGCGTCTTGCACCGCCGCCATATTGCCGCTTGGGGACACCTTCAGCAGCCGGATAGAAATGCCGTCAGCCGTGGCAACGTCGATCACCTGCGCCACCGGATCCCACTTGAATTGCGTACTGGTAGTTGAGGTTGTCCCGTTCGCCAGTGCGGCAACCGCTGCGCTAATCGGTAACGGAATACGCGCGCCGGTACCCAGGCGGTAATAATGCACCCCGTTACCGGCCATAAACTGTGGTACGCCGTTATTCGGAGTAACGACACCGTGGTTTGCTTGGTTCATCACCATGAAGCCGTTGCACGATGTTTCTGTCGCCTGGCGGATCACCGCGCCCAGCGTTGCTTCGCTTGATTTCGGTACAGACTCAATGATCCCCATACCGCCCCACATCGAGCCGACCACATCGTCGGCCAGGACGCCAGCGGCTAACAGTAGGCGTACCGCCGGATCGTCTTGTGCATCGCCCTGCACCAGCCCGAACGATTCGACGTTAAAGCTGTTCTTGAAGCCGGGGCCAGTTTTAAATGCGTTTTCTAAAGCCATTAGCGAGTGCTCCCACTGTTAAATTTTACCAATTTCTGAGCCGGTACTTTTACGGTGCGCAGCCAGGTATCCATATCACCTTGGTAGTGGCGCACTGGTCGGCCTGCGGCGTCGTGGCGAACCATCTCGATCAGTCGGCCAGGTGTGCTTGAAACCTTACGCTCAAACTCTTTCTTGGCTTCGTCAAAGATGGCGTCTTGCATGGTCTTCAACGTGGCCGAGTCAGCGATCGCGCGGATGTTGGCTTGAGCGAATGATGGCGCGTATTTCTGCATGATCGACAGCGTGCGCTTGATGTAGTCGGCTGACAGCTCCCCGGCGTGCGGTGATGGGGCTTTCTGGCCGATCGCGGAGAATGCAGAGTCGGCTTTGACTTGCTCACTGGCCATCGCTTCAGCGTCAGACTTTGTATCTTCTTCCGCTTTTGCTTGTGCCTCTGAATCTGCCTTGGCCTGCTCTGCGGCTGCGGCCTCAGAGTCTGCGCGGGCCTGAGCTTCTGCCGCTTCCGCATCAGCGCGCTCTTTTTCCTCCTTCGCCTTTTTCTCTTCTGCTTCAGCGTCGGCGCGTTCCTGCTCTTTCTTCTCTTTCTCTGCAGCTTCGGCATCGGCGCGGGCCTTTATGCCCTGCTCCATGCTGTCCATGCGCGTTGCCAAGGCATCAAGCTTGACGCTAAATGTGCTGGCCAGCCCGCCGATGGTCGCTTCGAGAAATTTTTTCATTTCTTCTTCATTCATTTCTAAATTACCTTTATTGGAAATATCCACCCCTGACGGGCCGTTACCTTTATCCCACACGCCATTAGTGCCGCATTCTTCGGTTACCAGAGCGATGTGATCGAGTAAAAACGGCTTACCCTCAATTAAAAGGGTCGTGCCGCTTTCTTCATTCGTTATTTCAATATTCTGTGAGTCCTCGTTGAATAATACTGATGGGCTGGTTGACACCGTGCCTTTCAATATTTCTTCAATTACCCACTCAACGTAAATACGGACAACCGCCCAAACCTCATCACCTTTGATGTAAGGCAACATGACAGAGCCGACAACGCGGTCTTTAAACTCCTCCTCGTTAAGCTTGTTGTCTTTTTTTGGATGATTTGCGATAACAGGCAGGCCATTGCAGCGCCTGAGAAACTCGTCGTTGAGATACAGGTCAGGGGAGCGCCAAACAAACTCATCATGCCCCGCCCTATATGCCGCTCCGGTTCCTGTTATTCGTAAATTAACCAGCCAGGTATTGGAGAATTTAATCGGGGATAAAACAGTGCCATCCCGGATATTCTCGGCTAACTCAAGCTCGTTCAAATTCTCGTTTCCCTTTTTCGGTTAGGAATTCATCAGGGAGTTTTTGCGGCGCATAGATGTAAATCGCCTGGCAACTGCAAAAAACCTCTTCCCCCACGGCTGTAATTTCGTCGTAATAGCCGTTTACCGGCTTAATCAGGCCTTGCTTAACCGCCCACGAATCGCGCAGCAGATAGATTTTCTCGTCGCGCTCTTTGTGATCCTCTCGGTAGTTGTATCCGGGTCGCCGCCAGGATGAGTGCCACTTAACGGCGATTGCGCCGCCCTGCTTGGCTATGATGTCCTTGATGTTGGCCGCAAGCTTATGGCCTTGGTCTATCGCTACACGCCGGTGCTCGAAGGTCTGCTCGGACAGCTTTGCGCGGATCTGCGATTTCTGCTCTACACGGTCAATCGCATTGGTACCACCAGGCGGCACGGACGACACCCAGCCCTGGAAGCGCTGTATGGTCTTCTCGATGGCGGCTTCACGGTTAAGCTTGATAAGGTTGGCACTGACGAAGATCCGGCGCTCCAATTCCTTGCGCAGATCGGGCCTGACTTTTGCCAATGTGACTTTGGTCGGGCCGCCGAACGGCTGATCCCGGATTGCGCCACCGTCAATCACCAGGTGCTTGTAAATGGCGGTCAAGTGGTTTCGGGTTGTGGTCGGGCTGACTGTTTCGCGGTTTGCCGCAGCACGCAAGCGGGCGCTCCATGACAGCAATGATTTTTCGTTATCCCAGCCATTGTCCACGTAGTAGTTAACGGCCTCGGTCAGCACCTCATAGAGCGTTTTAGGTTTCCTCGGTTTCTTCATTGCCTCCCCCCGTTGGCGGCTCAGGCGGCCTGTAGCTCTTAAGCTTATCCATGTCGAGGACTAGCGGCGCCCCCTCGTATGACTCCAACACGTTAATAACGTCTGAAAGCCATTGAGCGGCCACGGCCTGGTTATCTGGGTCTAGGCGAGGGTAAAGCGTGTCGAACACCTTGGTGGTCTGCTCCAGCAGCTTACCTTCGCTGTCCTGACGCTCCTCGGGGGATTTCTCTTGCAGCTCTGGCCATACTGCAGAGAACGACGCGCGCCACCGGAAAAACGTTGTGTAGTAGTCGTCGGTGTAGAGATCGGGGTATTCGTTTTTGAGCGAGTTATAGAAATCCTCGTTCCAGGCGATGTACTGCACGATCTCTTCGAAAAACGTTATCACCGGGTCGATCGACTGCCTGACGCTATCGATATATTGAGCGACCGCCTTCGAGTCTTCTTTGCCCTCGCCAAAGCCATTGGCGAATGCCTCGTCTTTCAAGATCGCCGCTGGCACATCGCTACCGGCTGCGATGTCGGCGATAATGTTGTTCCTGGCCGCATTCATCGCACCATCGATGTTTTGCAGGTTCAATGACTCGATCGAGTCACTCGTCCCGATGTTCATTACACCTTTATTTTTAATGGCTTTAATCATGCTCCGCTTGGCTTTGTTCACCATGCCCAGCACGCCGGATATTACAGACGAGTTCTGGGCCGTCTTGGCTACCAGCACCCCGGCCTTTTCGCTCACCAGGTCGTTAGTGATCATCGTGTTCACGTATGACCTCAGCGGGTATACACAGCGCTGAAAGACGCTACGGCCCGTAAAGCCCATGCTTGATGACTGGTACGAGAGATAAATCGGCGAACCGGTGAACACTTTTATCGTGCGCGACGGGTGCCACTTCTTGCCCTGAATGTTCAGGTATTTGTCCGGCTGCTGGAAATCACGCGCGTTCGGATCTTGGCTGGTCACCATTGAGCCAGCGGCGACGAGCGGGTCGAAGATGTTGATAAAAATATCCTCTTCCTGCAGGCCCATCTTTGTAATCGGCTTATAGCTGCTTACCGAATCCTGGCCGATGCCAATGGCCGCCGCGCCATAACAGCGAGCGTTAAAGAAAAGATTCTTTATTTTCTGCGTAACGCCCAAGCGTATCCAGGTATCGATAAAGGCGTTCACGATCCGGTCTTCTGCGTCATCGCTCACGTTATAAATGCGCGGCTTGAACATTGCCATTTCAATGGGCTTTTCGACCATCTTCCCGCCGAGAGGGTGATATTCCCAGATGATTTTGCACATCTTGTATCCGGCTTCGGAACCGGGCTGAATATCCTCACCCATGAGGAAATCTGCAAGCTGTGAGTTTAGTGCGGCGTTAATTGTTTCTTCAGCCATTAGAGTGCAGCTCCGTTACCAAATGCGATGATCAGTCCGTACATGTAGCCATCAAGAAGGTCATCGGCTCGGACGTGTGCTTTTTTGTCGGCCAGATGGAACCCGGCGACCTGTTTCCAGAGGTGGTTTGCTTCGGCTTGTTTGAATGGCACCGTTTTATTGAATGCCTCTTCGGTGATCTTGCACCGCCCCAGATAGTGATAACCGGACGCCATTACTGCCCGCTCATCCTTACCTTTACCGGTAAGCACGGAATCGATGGCTTTCATGTCCCAGCCTTCCGTTTCCGCTTTTTGCAGCAATATGGCACCCATGGCAGCGTCTTCCATAAAGACGCCACCACTCCCCATGCGGGGCTTGCAAATGCGGGATAAGCGGTTGAGGTTCTCATACACACCAGGGATATACTCAGGCAGTAGCGCCCCCTGAATTTGTGTTAAATCCCAATCGATAATTCTCAGCTCAGGTTCTTCTACGTAGTTGTACGTGTAGGCGAAATACACAAAACCGGTGCCGTCGTTTTCTTGACCGCCTTTCAGTGCGGTGTCTGCGATGGCAAAGATCAGATCACAGGTTTCCGGCATTGCTACCGGCTTGCCATCCACCAGCCATTTATTGATATCGAACAGCGCGTCTTTCGACCAGTCTACGAATTCAGCCAGAAACTCCTGCCGGAACACTCGGGGCTCGCAGTTCTTTTCCTCTAACGCCAATTCATCCGCAGGTACATACGGGTTGGATGAGGTCGGCGCGTAGTGCTCGAAGAAGCCCAGCTTTTTGTTGTTGCATAGCGCGTAGAAAAAGTTATTTTCGTCTATACCATCTGGCGTTGAGAACACCCATACATGCCCGCGAGGAACGAGCAGCGTTGGTTTGATAGATTTAGGCCAAATTTCCTCCAGCATCTCAGGGGCTTTTGTAAACGCCGCTTCGTCTATCAGGACAACCTCATATTCACGGCCACGTCCAGCCAACTTGTTATCGTTGGTTACCCAGAAGTCGATCTTGCCACCGTTCGTCAGCAGAATGCGCTTTTCGCTGCGTGACTGGCTTTTGATGAGTGGGGCCAGCAGTTCGACCAGCTTGTCGAAGATTTCCTGATACTGACGATACTCGGCGGTGAATACCCCCACACGCCCGCCAAACAGCTCTTCAAGGCCGGGCCGGGTAAAACTTGCCGTAGCATAGGTTGCGGCAATATTGCAGAGCATCGCCGTCTTGCCCCAGCGTCTGCCACACCGCACAACGTTAAATCGGTGGTCTAAGCCCGCCTGCCAAATGGTGGCCTGGCCGATATGCAGTTGGGGGAGATAGATGTCCAAAAATCACCCCTTTTTGGTTTTTTGCGGTTTTACTATCTACCGGGGAGTGGGAGTGCGTTATGAATCACAATGGGGAGTGTTCCTCCGAAGTTCTTGAGGTTATCAATTTCAGCCCGGAGTTTTTCATTTGTTAATTTTATTCTTTGAATATTGAGAGCAGATTTCTCTTTATTCTCTGCAGATTCTTCTTGTTTATTGCTGGTCTGTACGCTTAAGTGTTTATCCAATAGCTCAAGGTTCTTCACTTTATCCGGCCATCTGATCTTTTTCAGGATGCCAACCATGTCGCGATCGTCACCCTGACCTTCAAACATTTCAGCCAGATCAAAACCGCTAAGGTATCGCCGCCAGACAGGGGGCCAATCGGAAACATTTTTAATGCTCATGTCCTCGTGCAAAATGTCGAGTACATCCATTTGGTCTATTTCGTACAACCGTAACAGTACATAGTTGGCATCGATGCCGAGCTGGTCGATCCGTTCTTGCTTAAGCTGATTTATCCGGTTTTTTACGTCTGGCTCTAAAAGCATACGCGGCCCGGCGCTGTACGCTGTTTTTTCACTGTAACCAGCTCTTATGGCCGCGGGGCCTGCTTTGAGATCTACGATATATTCCCGGCAGAAAAGCTCTTTTCTAGCATTGAGTTTTTTTGCCATGTCTAGTTAGTTCTCTAATAGGTTTTAGATTTATGGTGCATTATCGAAGCCACTCGATGAATGGCTCCTGTAATGCCATAAAAAAAACCCGCTAAGTGCGGGTTTTATGAAAGTACTTAAATTAACTATTTTTACTAGTTATTTTCGTTAAACTTAACAATATCATCATACGCTGCATCGAAGTTGTCATCATCTGACTCATACCCGTAGTCGGGAACAAAATCTTCGTCGCCTTCTTCATCGAGGTCATCCTCTTCATCGAAGTCACCTTCTTCATCAAGGCTACCTTCTGACGCATCGCTATCTTCAGGGACTAACTCTTCGCCACAACCGTCTTCACAATCTTCGTTAATATCGTTTTCTTCTTCGAAAACATCATTTTCGCCAAAATCGCTCATGAGTCTGCCTCCTACTATAGTGTTAAGTCCTTTCGCCACCATTTTACCCAACTTTGCACGTAACATCTTGCCCTTTTCACTTGTGTTCCCGTTGCCACTTAATCAGCCCATCAATCCGAGAGGCGCATACATCAAGCTCGTTCTGGGCTACCTGCAGCGCTACGACGGCATCGCCGAAAGTGGTGCCAGTGAACGGGGTTTTCTCGCATAGCTGCGTATATACGGCTGGCGGGTACACGTAGATCAGCTTAGGGGGCGCTGGCGGTGGCTTTATCTTCTCTGCGCAGGATACGCTTAACATCATCAGGCAAAGGCTGATTACCAGCGTCGCTCGACTCCAATGCTTTGCGTAACGTTTTGTTTTCAGCATCGGCCTTTGCCCTCTTCTGCTGTTCAATCTTCAACTGTTCCTCAGTAGCGCGGCGGTCAACATCGGCGGCACCTTTTAGCGCGCTGATCGTTTCATCACGGCTTTCTATACCCTTCGACAACTCGGTATTAGCATCACTTAGCGTCTTGTTCGCCTCATTGGCGTTATTAAGCCGGTAGGTCAGTACCCCGTTAATGCCACCAAGAGCTATAGCCACCAGCAACGCACCAATTAACCCGTATTTGTTTAACGCTGTCATCCGGGTATCTCCACATGCGGCGCATCCAGGAACTTAGCAGGTTTGTCGTGCGGGTTGCCCGTCCAAGTGATACCAAAGCGCAGTTTCACTCCCAGCTCGGAACCAGCCTTGTGCATAGCGTCCAGCACCGGCAGCCAGCACTTATAATCACTCCAGTCAGCGCCTACGGGCAGCAGGTCTACCGCATTGCCAGTGAGGTGTCGGCTGTCCATCGTCTTGCTAACGCCTTTCCTCACGTTCTCACGCTGCTGCGCTTCCGTTCGAACACCCTCGATAACGATAAAATCGACAGTAGTGATCTCCAGCGCCCGGCGCACCACTTTGACTAGCGCCGGATTTACCCCCACAAGGCTCCCCTCGCTGCGCTGGCTGAATCTAAAATTACTTGTCATTTTTCTGATCCTTATCGTCCATAGGTGGTGTATTGGTCTTCATGCTGGCAAAAACCCGGAGAATGGCGAGACAGCGCTCTACGCCCATGCCGCCAATAACCACACCGACGATCAGCGCGTTATCCTGGCTCATACCGAATAACTCCAGTGAGTTGATAACACCCAATGTTATTAACAAACAGATCAGCCCCGCATAGAGCGCATCAAGCCACGATTTACCGTCACGCAGCGTTAATAGCGTCGCCATGCCGAACGCAGCAAAAGAGCCGTATACGGCGGGGGCGTTGAGTTTTATCCACATAAGAAACGCCTCGACTAAGCCGGGCGGCAGATTGTTGTTCATCGCCAAGGCTCCGGCGTTAGAAATGAAAAAGGCCCGCCGAAGCGAGCCTTTAGATAGGTTGATAATGGTTAAAGTGCGGTTATTTCTAGTCGCTTGCCCAGCGCCTTAAGTGCAGCCTCGATCGTATCGATTTTGGTCGCATGGTTAAGGGTCACGATGCGGTTAACTTCCTGCGGTCGCGTCCCCATGCGGCGGGCCAGTTCTGCCGGTGTTGTGCCGGTGGCGATCATGGCGTTAAGCAACAGCACCTTGGCCGCCACGCTGGCTGGCACATTGATAAACTCTTCGCCGTTAGCGCTTGGCATCGGTACAGGTCGCCGATCTTCAAAGTAAAAATCAAACGCCGTTACCAGGGCGTCTTGCGCCAACGATAGCGCATCTTCCTTGGTATCTCCGCCCGTTAATGCTTCCGGGATGTCCGGGAACGATACACACCACCCGGTTTCGTCATGCTCAAATTTTACGGGATATCGCATACTTGACTAAGTGAACCTTCGCGAGTAACCAGCCCCGGAAGGCTGGTTTATTATTTAAGGCCAAGTTGCTTAAGAATTGCTTTTCTCAGCGGCTCCGGTATTTCCTTCCCCGGATGCCTTGGCATTATCGTCTGCTTGCCGTTGAGGTAGATTTTCAAGTGGTTACTACCGTTTGAAAACTCCGCCCCTTGTGCTGCAAGCCAACGCTGGAACTCGCGTTGCTTCACTTCCTCCTCCTGTTTGTTTAACTTGAAATTATTATAAACATTTTTGTTTACGCAAGCAAGAGGCAATCTAAACATTTTTGTTTATTTCATGTTTTTAGGTTTCAGGGGGCCGTCATAGTTGGGACCAACTGCATATGTCAAACCACTAGCGAATCATTCGTAAGCGGTTTTTAATGGATAAACATATTATATTTATATAAATTATATACGCTCATCATCTATTAATGAGTACTTACCTTTTTCAGCTAAAATGTATGTGTACTTATCCACGTAAGCAATTCCAAGCTTGCTCTCATATTGGATTGTTACAATAATCTGATTTGGGAGTGAATTAGCCTGAATATATTGTGAATCCCCCAAGTTATATCTTCCGCTTTTTAGTGAGTGAGCGTTAAATCCATGAAATGGCGCAAAAGGTGGTTCAGTCATTACTAATACCTTCATCGCTTCCTCACCAGCCGACTCCAATACGCCGCGATATGAATAAGTATCCCCCCCAGTGATAGTTCCGGGTTCCACTGATGGGATCTTTATTCTTGGCTTATATTGATTCTCCTTTTCGAACTTAGCAGTATTTATACTTTCCTGATCCATTTTAAGTTGATCTCTCGCTACTGAAACCATATCACGATATTGATCAACCGAGTTTTTTAACTCAACAGCTTGCAACTCCAGAGCTCTAGTGTTTTGTTGTAATTCTTTCTGCTGCTGTAAATACCCCAAAACGAGCCAGAGGAAAGCCACCGGAGAAAAAACTCCCGCCAAAAAATCACCTAGCTCGTTCCATGATGTCATTACATTCAATTTCAATGAAGCTACGGTGATACCGAGTAATAAAAAATACACACCTGTTACTGTCACACCTACCCAGAAAGTTTTCATTTCCCTCTCCAAAAAAATTTCAGAGCAGGCATTAAACTCTTCTCATTTAATCTTGTCAATTAACAGCAGGTTACAATAATTATTTCAAATGCAATAGTTACTATTCGATGATTTCACATCATTCTATAACCGCTCCCAAACGAGCGAAAAATTGGTGATTTTGGGGACTTTTTAACATAATGGTCGTTACCCGCACCGCCGAAACAGCACTCATCCCGCTGACCAGGTGAACGCCTTATTTCTGGCGATCTTCTTTCCCGTTTAGCGTAAATCGGACTGCATAAACCGTGCATAAAACAGGGTGCTTTTTGCATAGCCTATTTTATCGCTGGAACGCCTGTTCTGGCATGTTTTGTGGGTTAACGAGCTGTGGTCTGACAATAAGCCGATCGACGGTTTCATGGGTCGCAAACGAGCAACCGCATTTAGCGTCCTGGCATTTGTGGTAGCGCTCTTTGGTCGTGGCGCTCAGGTAGCGGCTAGACCGCGTGTGTGCGGCCTTACCGCACGAGGGGCAATGCATCATGCTTTCAGCCTCCTACAAACGCAAAAAGCCCCGCACGATGGCGAGGCTCTTGGATGGGGTCAAATTGCATATACAATTTTAGACGTTAGAAGCATAGCACATGTTTTTGTGCGCACACAACAGGTTCAGATTCCAGCACCTCGGGATCCATATCAAGCCGGATCCCCAGCATCGCCAAGCACCCCTCTAGAAACGCCTCTGATGCCGCTAGTGACGTTCGCACACCGTGAACATTCTCACCTGTTGCGTCTGCGATATGGCGCAACGAGTGCCCGCCTATGAAGCGCTGGCCGAGGATCAGTAGGTCATCTGCACCACGCATCATACCCATATGCGCCACACAGGCGTCAATGGCCGCCCCGTCCTCGTCCGAGCAACCTGGTTTACTCCGTTTTGGTTCTGGCGTGCCGTAGGGGGTGACCGACAGCGCGGGCCAATCGACCAACGAACAATACTCTTCGCTCGCCGCCCACCGCCCCCACCGTTCTAAAACTTCCTGCATATTTCTGCGCATAGCAATTGACCTCAACATTTTTCAACAGCGTTTGTAAAAATTTACCGCTCGTCTTTCATTTTCAAACTTGCTAACCGCTTAAGCCTCCCGGAATAAGCCTCCCAGTTCGCTGCCGAATCCATGGGGTGCTGTGTATCGATGTACAACCAAACAGAACCGTCTTTTTGTGTAATTGGTGGCGGAGCCAGTGCATTAATCGTTGCTTGTGTCAGGCTCCGCTTAAAGAAAAACGAATCCCCCAAGGGGTTATAATCCCTATTGAAAACTTCCCAAGAGCCGTCTTCCTTGCGCCGAATGCCGTAAGGCATACACTGCCTAAAAATCAGGGACATATTTCCTTCTCCCAAGCCATTATTTGTAATTTTCTTCAAGTTAATTGCCGAGGTAACAGATAGGTAACAGATAAAAGGGTATCTGTTACCCTGCCTCGGCCCTTGTGCTATAAGGCTTTAGCTTACTTTAGGTAACAGGTAACAGTTACTATCACCCTATATACGTATGCGCATGTGTAATATACATCAAATACCCTCTCGCACGTATGTATAGGTTTAATCAACTGTTACCTGTTACCTTTTACTTCTAACCCTTTGTTTTATTAGATTTTTAATCAGGTAACAGATACCCTTTTATCTGTTACCTATCTGTTACCTTTTCAGATGGCATTCTGCAATTTTTCGCACGTTTCAAAAATTGCGCGTAATTCGTCGTTGCTGAACTTGCTGTTTTTTACAAGTATCCAGAAGCGATATCCGATCCCGTTAACTTTTACCAATTCGGTCGCCGGTCTTTTTGTTTGTTCTTTCAGGATACGTGTAATATGTTTTTGGTTAATTTCTGCATCTATCCCAACTTCTTTAATTATTTCATTAACGATTTGCTGGTAAGTCATTGCCGGTACCGGTGGGTTTTCCAATACGGCTAACACCGCGACCTCAACATCACTCTTATTGCTCTCTATCATCAGCTCACGCTCTTTTGTAAGCGGCGCACGCTGCCAATTGAAGCGATTAATATCAATACCCATCAGGTACCAGTACACTTGAGCGATGAAATCAGCGTCATTTAGCGCGCCGTATAGCTGGTTATAGTGGCTCTCGTCTGCGGCTTCGTCAGGGCCACCCAACACGGCGATACGGCGATCTTCAGGGGGTAATGCCAGCGCGTCAAAGTGGTTGGTGTAGAACAGGAAACCCGTGAAGATATCGATCGTCATTTTCTTACCGTATTTCCGGTTTACCTCAAACCGTGGCTCCGTCAGCACATCGCGGATCTTGTCGTTGACCTCATACCGCTTGTCGTTCTCCCTCACCTCATCAATGGTACATAGCAAGGTGTGGTAGAGATAATCGTGAAACTGGTTATCACACAGGATTTTCATGCGTGTACGGGCGCAATTCCACGCCCCCAACACTTTCTCCATCATTTGGCTAACCCACCCCCTACCAGTACCGTGGGCGCTGGCAACGTGCAGGATAGAGATCGGGCAACGACGCTCCGGGCGCTGAACCATCCAGGCAAGCCGCGCTATGAAAAATTCGCGCTGCCACTCATCAGGCACCAGGTAGGCCATATGGTTAAGGAACGTGGCAACCTTACTGGTATCAGCCGTTTTAGCGTGCTCAGGTAGATAGAACTCGTTGATCTCATAACGGCCGTCTGAGCGCTCAATAAGCCGCCCCTCACCCGGTTGGTACCCGGTAGCCTCCGCAACTTTTTTGGTCGGTCGCTCTATCCAAACCTTTGTAGCCGGTGTCGGGTTGCCCTTACCTATCGCGGGGAACTGGTACGGCGCCATGAGGTTTTTAAACGCTTTCATTTCCATCATGCAGTTGTAAGGCGGCCGGGATAAGTCACACACCTTGTCGCCATCGACCACATAGATAAACCGCTCTAAAAAATGGCTGGTCATGTCAGTATCGATATCGGTAAAGCCCTGGATCTTTTCCTCTACCGCGGCCAGATCCTCAAAATCACCATCACGAAAGCCAATAATATTAAGGAAATCGCCGTCGTTACGATGGGCGCAACTGGCGTGAAGGCATTTAAAATGCCCCAGTTCAAACCCGGCGGTGCTGGCAGGGAAATACACCGTTGATGTGGTATCGGTCGCCGAGCTGTGGCCGTCTTCAAACGGACAGCGGATGTAACGCTCACCGCTGGCGCCAAAATCCAACGTCCAGCCGTTGGCATCCAGGTAGTCGGCTATTTCATCCGTGGCGCCGGGCGTGCTTACACTGCGGTCACGCAGACGCCCTGCCCCCGCCTCATGAGAGGAAACAACGGGGAGCATATCGGCCAACGCAGACCAAAACGCCTCAAGCTGTTCAGGGGTAACAGGAAGCGGATCGGCGGGTAAACCACCATCCCACTGAATACGAACGCCAGACTCATGCACGCCTGCAGCAACAAACTGCTGGCCTTCGGCTAAAAATTCGACAAGTTCGCCCTCTTCTTCCAGCTTGTGAACGCGCTTACGGTAATCACCTTCGACGGCTATTAGGTACAGGCACTTGTTGCTGTTCTCCCGGTACCGACGCGGAGGCAATTCGCCAAAGTGTTTAATCGCCAGATCACGGATCACAAGCTGGTATTCAGCGCTTCGCACGTCGCAATCAATACCAAACCAACCGCGACCGGTACGAACGCAGATCCCGTAATCAGGCTCCCGCATCCACTTCTCAAGGTCAGCGTCACTCGCGGGGGGCTGCTGCGCCCAATCGCTGATCCCGGCAACCAAGCGCTTGCTGTTATAGATACTCGGCGTCTTGCCAAGCTTTTTCATTCTACTTAAAGGGGAAATGCTCGCGGATGGATTGCACACAACAGGCCGCAGCTCACCACCCCGCCCAAGGATCAGGTCGAAGTGGAACCATTCTTCGAGCGTCGCCCCCCAGCGTTCTTGTGGGGTCATGAGTTACGCCTTTTCTGAGGACGAGTTGCCTTTTACTTTGTCATGAAGGTCACGAAGTGCCTGGGCTACAGACACCCGCGGATCGGCAAGCTTGCCCGTTAAAATGCGGCTAATGGACGCCTGACTAATCCCCGTTTCGCGGCGGATATCAAGCTGGGTAAGCCCGGAATCAATAAGAGACTGCACAATATCTCTAGAGGTTACTTGCTGCATGGTGGTTTCCTCACTGCGTTAAATTCAACTATGGATTTAATCCTAATTCAGATTTGAATTCAATGCCAGTGTAGAATATTCAATATAGAATAATCGGCCATAACTTACACCAGCCAAAGGCATAGCCATGCACCACACAACAGATCGGGCCATTTCAAACATCAATCACCTTATGCAGAAGAACAACATCGCCACGGTTGCCGACCTAGCAAAGTTGATCCGAGTACCGCAACCAACCTTTCATCGGTTGATGTCAGGGGAAAACCAAGACCCGAAATACACGCTACTCAAACGCGTAGCGGATTACTTCAAAATCACAGTGTCTGAATTGGTAGAGAAAGATCTGCGTGTGGTGTCTGAAAATAACGTTATGGGGGATCCTGAAAACGTATCCTTTACGCGCATCCCTGTAATGGGTAGCGCCCAGCTTGGTAGCGAAGGGCATTGGGTACCACTTGATAACGGCGACGGGTTTATACATTGGCCTTCAGCGGACCCCGAAGCCTTCGCACTCCGTTGTACTGGCGATTCAATGAAGCCCCGCATTAAAGACGGCGAGTACGTTGTCATTGAACCAAATCACGGGTACCTCCCCGGCGATGAAATCCTCCTAGTAACCAAAGACGAACAAGTCATGATTAAGACCTTCCTTTACGAACGCGATGGCGTCGTGTTGGTCATGTCAGTAAACGAAGAACACCCCCCTCTAAAATTCCCCGTTGGGGACGTCGAACGCATACAGTACGTAGCCGGTATAGCAAAGGCTTCATTACACGGAACGTACTAACTTCCAAAGGGTTTAAAGTTGCCGCCAAACCTAAGCGGTAATTTTTTACATGTATAAATTCAAAATTGAATTGACAACGTATTCATGCTTGGTTATAAATCCATTATTGAATTTATGAAAATTCAAAATTGGTAGACGCCCCTTGGTGAGCGATGCAATCACCGAACAGCCATCCTCCGAGGGTGACCGACTGGACCCGCTCTTTCTCAACCAAGAGGAAAAGATCATGTAACAGATAACGCAGTGAACTTACCGCTGCCCTTGCAACACGCGAGGGCTTTGGCAAGACCACTAAAAAGGGGTAACGCTATGACTACCAAGCAAAATGCAAATGATTTAGCCAATACCGCACGTAGCGAAGCAGCCAACACTTCAAAACGTACTATTGCATCAATAATCACCAACTGGAATGAATGTGTTAAACAAGCAGGCTTCACCGGTGTATATGATTTCCCGACCACTGGTTACACCCGCAAGTCACAAATCATCGCCGACCTGGAACGTTGCGCCGAGCTGCTGGACGATTACTGTGAACCTAACCCTTACGCCCCGCGTACCGTTGAGCAGCAGACTCGCGAATTTAATGCCGCACTTACTCGCGTTCTGGATGCCGATGATGCTCACGCAGAAGCGCTGGAAGTTAACGATTCTTTCAATTGTTGCTACAACCGTGCGGGTTGGTTGCCCCAAGAAGCATTCACTACTCTGACAGCAGCAGATCGGTATGCAGCGATTAGCATGGCGCACACTGAGGCGCTGGTAATTAACACCCGCCAGGAAGCAGCGAAAAAGACTGTTTTAGGTAAGGTCGTTTCAGGCGCTACCAAGCGCGCAGAGTCCTATGGACGTTTTTATATCGGCTGCCATGTTTCACATATCAACGTCGATTGCGCCAAAAGCTATGGCGGAGCGCTGTCAACCAATGACATGAAGTACGGGTGCTACTCAGTCGCCGCTTTCAAGTGACAGAACCACTGTTAATTTCGGCTGTAGGATTTTAACGAGCTTTTTACTATGAGTCTTTGAAATACTCATCGACAACGTCACGGTACTCATCGTCAATGCGATAAGCTATTTGGGTTTTTCGGTCAACAATACGACGACGGTGAGAAGAACAGAGTATCCGCTGTTGAGAAAGGCTAGTGACAGCTACATCGTCAAGATCGAGCCAGAATGTATTGCAACCTTCCATAACGAAGGGCTTAAGCACCGCTTTTTCTGCTTCGTCCAGTTTTTCGATCATAGACATAAGAGCACTATGCTCTTTCTCCGCCTGAGTTTTTTGTTCCGCAGCTTCAGCGCGTTTTGCCAAACACGAACGGCACGCAGTCAACGCCCGTTGTGCAGCATCGACTATGGCAAAGGCAATAGCGAAAATGATAAGCAAACTTATATAGGGGATTTTGACTTTATCCTCTACCGCATTTGTAGCGCTCTCCGGTGACAAAAGCACTAACCCGATCCAGACGATTAATACGTACATGACCTTCACCACTGGCTCGCTGCCAAATATTTTGGCAACCCATGCTGAAATCCATTCGGGCATTTTTATCACTCACAAAACTGTAGGGGTAACAAAATGCTACCACAGAATCTCGCTGTAGGGGTATGGCGGGCGCCTGACAGATTAACACCCATAACAATAAAACTATGCAGTTCTCCCTTGCCCCACTCCGCTGGGGCTTTTTTCTATCTGAAAGCGCATCCAGCTAACGGCGGCGGGTGCACTCCCCAATAGGAAAGGAGTAACTCACATGAATTCCCTTAAACAGCAACAACACCGGTACCGACTGACCGGTGCGGATTTCCACACCCCAAAAACCCGTGGCCTGCTTTTTCCCGCAGCGCTGCTTTTATTGACAACTTTCATTCTCCTTGTAGCGAGGTAAATATGAGTCTGGAATTAGCACTGAAAGAAAACACCGAAGTAATGCGGCAGTTGATCGCGGCGCTTGCCGGTGGCAAGACCTTCACCGCCGACACACCACACCAACCCAAAGCGGACACCCCAACCGCCGACAGAGAGGCGACCAAACCCCGTAAGGGGCCGTTCTACTGGAAAGACATCGCGCAGGGAGTTCAAGGGGTTGCGGACACCGTAGAAGAACTACAGTTCATCCTTGACCGCGGCGCGGTAGAAACAACAAAGGTGGAATACCTGCAGCTACAAGAAGAGGCAAGTAAAGCCACGTTCAAGCCAGTAACGCTCGAAAGCCAACCGTTGCCAGTTGCTGTGGCGCTTGCCTACCTGTTTGGTGAGAAAGGTCGTGCCTTTAACGAGGAAATGATCACCGAAGCGATTGCCATCACGGAAACCGAAGACGGCAAAGAACGTGACGCGCAGATCGACGCGCTGACGATGGCACTCAAGGGCGTTCCGCGTGCCGCTAAGCTACACGGTGAAGGGGTATTCGACCTCGCGCTACAGATGTTTGAACATTGGAATGCGCTACCGGGTATCGCCGAACGCCGCACCTATGCCGAACTGTTGCTCGATACACCAAAAGAAGACCGCGCCAAGATCAAACCCGTTAAGCCGAAAGGCACCACCAAGCAGAAAGCAGAAACGCCGGATGTTGACCCTAAAGCGCTCTTTGCTGAGGCCGAACAACTGATCCTGACGCTGGCCAAAGGCGGCTACCGCAGTGAAGCCGTGAAGATCCTGGCCGACTTCGGCGCGACCCGCCTGGGTGCGGTTAAACCCGAAGACCTCCCGGCGGTAATTGCAGCCGCTGAGAAAGCGTTGGAGGGTTAACCATGCCAGACCAACATGCTCGATTATCACCATCCTCCGCCCACCGTTGGCTAAGGTGTGCGGGTAGCCTGGCGCTGGAGGCGGGTATTGAGGATAGCGGTTCTGAATTCGCTATCGAAGGCACCGCCGCCCACGCCATTGGTGAATGTGTTCTGCGTAATCGCCTGGATCCGACACTCGCGGGTAAACCGATGAAAGGCGGCCAGCAAGCCGCCGATTACATTGGTACCTACCCGCTGGCGGGCGGAGGTGAATGCGCAGACGCGGGGCCGCAAGTCACAGAAGAGATGGCGGAAAACGTTCAGATCTATGTCGATACGGTGTGGAATCTGGCGGAAGGTAACACATTGCTGGTCGAGCAACGTGTCGATTTCTCGGATGTGATAGGGGTACCGGAGCAATTCGGTACAGCCGACGCCGTTATCTTTGCCGGTACCGAACTGCAGATCCACGATTTGAAATTTGGCCGCGGCGTCAAAGTGGACGCAGAGAAAAACGAACAGCTACAGCTCTATGCCCTGGGCGCCCTCGATCAGTTCAGCCTCTTGTATGACTTCGTTCGCGTGCGTTTGTTCATTCACCAGCCACGGCTTAACCATTGCTCTGAGTGGGTTATCAGCGTTGAGGATCTGCGAGCGTTTGGCGAACGCGCCAAAGAGGCCGCCGCCGCCGCCATCACCACTGCCGCAATTGCAGAGTGTGAAGGCGTCGAAACATTACCGGCAGACGTGTTTACACCTGGCGAGAAACAATGTCGCTGGTGTAAGGCGGCTGGCGGTCGGTGTGCTGCTCAGGCGCAGAAACACCTTGATACTGTTGCGGGTGATTTTGTTGACCTCACGCAGCCGCTGGCCCCCCAGTTGGATGATTCCCCGCAGCGTATTAACGTACTCACCCCCGAGCAACTGGCAGACCTTTACGGACAGGCCGACGCTATCGAGGGCTTTTGCAAAGCCTTACGCGCCCGAGTAGATGCCGAGTTGAACGCCGGTCACCGCGTACCGGGATACAAGCTGGTCGAAGGCAAGCAAGGCAACCGGGCATGGAGCAGTGAGGAAGAAGCCGAAGCCTTGTTTAAGTCGTTCCGCCTTAAGAAAGAACAGTGCTACTCGTTCAAACTGATAGGCCCCGCCCCTGCTGAAAAGCTGTTGAAGAAAGCAAACCCGCGCCAGTGGGCAAAGCTAGAGAAAATAATCACCCGCCCGGATGGCAAAAACACCGTAGCGCCGGAAAGCGATCCGCGCCCGGCAATCACTATCAACCCTGTAAACGATTTTGAAGATGTAGACGCTATCGACGCGGATGCAGAGTCTCTTATCTAAGGAAATGCCCCATGAAAATTAAATTAGCTAACGTCCGTTTGGCCTTCCCTGAGCTGTTCGAAGCAAAGCAGTTTGACGGTGAAGGTGATTTCAAATTCTCCGCAACCTTCTTAATCCCCAAGAACCACCCCGCCAACAAAGAGATTGAAGCGGCGATCCTCTCGGTGGCTAAAGCTAAGTGGGGCGCGAAAGCCGAATCAATCCTCGCCTCTATCCGCGGCAATAACCAGAAATTTGGTTACCGCGATGGTGCTGAGAAACCGGAATACGATGGCTATGAGGGTTGCATGTACATTCGCGCCAGCAACAAGGCCCGCCCCCTTGTCATTGACCGCGACCGCTCCCCGCTGACCGCTGCAGATGGCCGCCCTTACTCCGGTTGCTACGTCAACGCAACGATCACCATTTTCGCCTACGAGAACAAGGGCAAAGGGATCAGCGCTTCGCTCGGCGGCGTCCAGTTCTTCAAAGATGGCGACGCCTTTGCCGGTGGCGGTATCGCCAGCGTTGACGAGTTTGACGAAGTGAGCGACGGCGCGGACGCCGAATTGATCTAACTCTTCCCACCCGGCCCGCGCCGGGTGCTTTTCCTACAAAAAAAACGCCATACTAAGGTTGCTGCGGATCCTTATTTCGGTAGTCTGAACAATCAAGCGTAAGTAAACGTCCGTTAATAGCCATTATTTTTTTTCTTGTTGGGTAGATAATCATTAAGAATATAGAAAAAAACACACATGCCAGTGCAAGGATAACGGCCTCTATCAAACTAACTTCCAACCCATCATACTTAAAGTAGGCCCACACCAAGAATGCTGTATAAACCAAATAAATAATCGAGGTAAGCCGAGCTAAAAAAGCTCTGCGTTTATATTGCCTATTAATTTCAAAATAAAACCTAACACCATTGAATTTTAAAAAACTCAATAAGTGGTTAATTCGCCACTGAGGTAATTTCAAATCTAGCCTACCCATTATAAAGATAAGATGTTGCCTAGCTCTTGAGTTATTAAAGCCAGTAAGCTGTTTCATTACTCTCTTACGTAATTCTCTTGAGATATATAGTTTTTGATGATCCGATAGATGCTCACCGTAGTCTTTATAATAATTATTTAGTTGTGTTATTTTGCTGGTTTTAAAAAATTGGAAAATTGATTGAAGCGCCTTCCAAATTGCCGCAACAATCGGAAGTATAGCGCCTAGGGTTTTCCATAGCTCATCCTTTATTAATAATTCCTCGTACATTCTTCATCCTTTAAAACGGTAAATAACATGCCTAATATACTTTGGCTTGACCTCGAAACCTACAGCGAAATACCCATTAAAAACGGTACCCACGCCTACGCGGAGGGTATCGAGATAATGCTGATTGCGTGGGCTATTGATGACGCCCCCATCAACGTTCACGACTTCACCGAAAGCAACATACTCCCCCCGCAACTGCTTACCGCGTTGGGCGATGAAGATGTCCTGATCTACGCCCACAACAGCCATTTTGACCGCACTATGCTACGTCACTCTCTACAGCGCCACCTACCCGGCGTAGTTGCGGGCGGTGTTGAGCGCTGGCGCGATACAATGGTGAAAGCACTGGCTCACGGTCTGCCAGGTGCGTTAGGGGCGCTATGTGAAGTGCTCAGTATCTCGCAGGACAAAGCAAAAGATAAGGAGGGCAAAGCGCTGATCCAGCTTTTTTGCAAACCTCGTCCCAAAGGCAACAAACTGCGTCGGGCAACCCGCAAAACGCACCCGGAAGAGTGGCAGCGTTTCGTGGCTTACGCCGGTCTTGATATTGAAGCAATGCGGGCGGTAGACAAAAAACTACCGAGCTGGAACTACCAAGGCAGTGAACTCGCGTTGTGGCACTTTGACCAGCATATCAACGATCGCGGCGTGTGTATGGACATTGAACTCGCAGAGGCTGCATTACGCACCGTTGACGCAGAACAAGCCATTCTGGCAAAGCGCACGCAGGACATGACAAACGATGGAGTGCAGGCGGCAACCCAGCGCGACGCTATGCTACGGCATATCGCCAGCGCGTTCGGCGTCGATTTACCCGATATGCAAAAGAGCACGCTTGAACGCCGCATAGCCGACCCTGATTTACCTGGCGCACTGCGAGAACTGCTGGCGATCCGTTTGCAGTCCAGTACCACCAGCACCAGCAAGTACAAAACACTGCTCAAAGGGGTAAGCAGTGATGGCCGGTTGCGCGGCACGTTGCAGTTTTGCGGCGCGTCACGTACAGGCCGCTGGGCCGGTCGCCTCTTCCAGCCTCAAAACCTCCCGCGCCCAACGTTCGCTCAAGGCGAACCGGACCAACAGGAACAAATAGACAGGGGAATCGAGGCCATCAAAAACGGATGTGCGGATTTACTCTACCCCAACGTAATGGAGGTTGTCAGCTCGTCGTTGCGCGGTTGCATCATGGCACCCAAGGGTAAAAAGCTGGTTGTGTCTGACCTATCAAACATCGAGGGGCGCGTGTTGGCCTGGCTGGCGGGGGAAGAATGGAAGCTGCAGGCGTTCCGCGATTTCGACGCCGGTACTGGGGCCGATCTCTACAAGTTGGCCTACGCCCGCGCCTTCAACATGTCGCCAGATGAGGTGACAAAAGACCAGCGGCAAATCGGTAAGGTGATGGAATTGGGCCTCGGCTACGGCGGCGGGGTGGCGGCGTTCGTCACCTTCGCCCTGACATATGGCCTCGACCTTGACAAGCTGGCCGACGCCGCCCTACCGAACATTCCGCTATCTATCCAGCGTGAGGCGCAAAGTTGGTGGCGTGCTTCTGTCCAGCAGAAGAAAACCTACGGCCTAAGCGAAAGGGTTTTCATTACCTGCGATTCGCTTAAGCGCATGTGGCGCAACGCTCACGTTGCTACCGTGCCGTTCTGGTATGACTTGGAAGACACCGTGCGCCGGGCGATAGCGTCGCCAAAGGTAACCCTACAATGCCAGCGGCTTAAGGTGCGTCGTGATGGTAGTTGGCTGCGTATCGCCTTGCCTTCTGGCCGTGCCGTCTGTTACCCCGGTATAGGGATTGAGGGCAGCAACTTAAGTTACATGGGTACCAACCCGTATTCACGTAAATGGCAGCGCTTGAAAACTTACGGCGGGAAACTGGTGGAGAACGTCACACAAGCCGCCGCCCGTGATGTCCTTGCCGGTAACATGCCATGCATTGAGGCCGCAGGTTATGACATCGTTCTGACGGTTCACGATGAAGTGATCACCGAAGCACCAGACACCGACGACTATTCACACGATGCGTTAAGCGCCCTACTCGCAACTAACCCCAAATGGGCCTTAGACCTGCCGTTAAGCGCTGGCGGATTTGAGGCTTACCATTACAGAAAGGATTAATTTAAATGAAAAGGTGTAAAACCTGTAATAAATACACTGGCGCGCCTAAACCGGTAACACTTGGCGACAAATGCGACTTTTCAATCTCAACCAGCAACGGGCGCACCACTCGGCACCGTGTCGTAACTGGCAAACTCTATCGTACATGGGCGGGTGGAGAATGCGACGTCCTGTACAGGGGAAAGCTATATCGTGCCGATTTGATAACTCACCCCGACGACCCATCACCAATTAGCCTGGCCTTGATCGGGCGCTGCACCTGCGTTTAATGAGGTAAACACATATGGCATTTGAAAACCATGACAGCCCGTTATATTTCCGGGTTGCGCGTGAGGCTGCCCAAATCGAGCGCGAAGGCGATTACCGCCGTGCTGCAAAGGTGTGGGTAAAAGCCTGCCGCTTATCACGCAACACCAAAAACCAAGCGTGGAGCGAAAACCGCTCCGACTTTTGTATCGCCCAAATAGCGCGGGAAAAGTTTAAAGAAGGGGTAAGCCATGCACTCACCACATAGTAACACCACTGCGATAACGAGCGTTGTCGCTGAAATGGACGCCCAAGATCATAAGTGGGGTGCTGACCGAAATCAGCACCCTTTTTTGTGGCTAACGATCTTGGTGGAAGAAGTCGGGGAACTCGCTCAAGCGGCGCTACACCGTGAGTTCGGTGGTCCAGCTTCGGCGGGATTCAGAATGGAGGCGGTACAGGTGGCTGCCGTAGCCCTACAGCTTATAGAGCAGATAGATAGAGAAACGGCGGCAGATAATGGCCTACATCCGTGAATCAGTGATCGAGGCCAATCTGGTTAAACAGGTCAAAGCGGCGGGCGGCACGGCGTATAAATTCACGTCACCCGGCCGCCGTGGCGTTCCCGATCGTCTGGTGCTTTTACCCGGTGGTCGTGCTGTTTTCGTTGAGTGCAAAGCGCCAGGAGAAACACCACGGCCAGATCAATTACGCGAACACAACCGGCTGCGGGCCTTGGGCTTTGCGGTGGTAGTGCTCGACAGTAAAAATATGGAGGGGATATTGTGAGTAAACGTGATGACCCACAACTACGGGTACGCATCCCGCAGGGTTTAAAAGACGCTCTGGAGAAAGCAGCCAGGGAAAACGACAGAACACTGACAGCTGAGATCACCCGGCGGCTATTGAAAAGTCTAGAGGATGATGGCCTCACTTTTTTGGAGGAAGATTGAGAACCTCCCTTAGCCGCTCTACCGCGGAGCGTAGCTCGTCTTTGTTTGCATCTGCATAATCTAATGCGTACTCACGCTCATACTTTTCTTTCCAGTATGTAGCCTCATCAGCCATATTCTCATAGAGAGACACAAATTCGTTGTAACCGTTACTATCCTGAACTAAAGCATCTTGATTTAACGTCGTTTCAAGCCTATCAACTATTTCTGCCGTAAGAGTCCGCATATTTTCCTTTGCTTTTTCCTCCAAATCGGCCTTTAGCCCCGCGGGGATTCGAACTCTTAGCTGCGGATCTTCTCTGCTCATAAATCTCACCTGGATGTTGCCTTAAGAAATTATGCCTCACGGTGAGGTTGACAGCAACGCCTCACGGTGAGTACAGTTATATGGTCCTCACCGTGAGGCGTAAGGAGATTAGCAACATGGCTATCAAGGTCACACAGTTACATCACGTTGATATTTTTCACTTTATTTCGGATTTTCTCGAGACAGCGAAGCTTCTCAGCTCCTTGGAAACAGGAAACCAGTTAGCTTTTGAACTGATTGATTTTGCGCAAAAAGCCGCTCAGGAGGCAGCAAATGCAAACGAACAGCTTTGAAATGAAAAACGCACCGGTAGTTGGCGCTACCAGTGCGTTCAAACAGCAATTAAGTGAGAACTTAACGGGGTATAGCTTAGCAAACCCCACCGATACTGTCATCACCATGTCTAGCCGTGAGATTGCCGACCTGGTCGAAGCGCGACATGATAGCGTTAAACGTACCATAGAACGCCTGGCGGAGAAAAGAGTAATTCAGCTTCCACCAACGGTGAATACTGAAATAATCAATGGGTTAGGGAAAAAACAACAATCTACAATGTATCAAGTTTGCAAACGCGACAGCTATGTAGTGGTTGCTCAACTTTGCCCTATATTTACCGCTCGCCTAGTGGACCGCTGGCAACTGTTAGAAGCGCAGGTATTATCCCCCTCCGTTGACCCTATGACCGCGCTTAACGACCCCGCAACCATGCGCGGCCTGTTGCTGGGGTATACCGAAAAAGTGCTTACCCTTGAAAATCAGGTGCAGAAAATGAAACCGGATGTTGACGCCCTACACCGTATCGCAAAATCGGATGGAGGTACCTGTATCTCAAACGCAGCCAAGGATCTTCAAATCAGGCCAAAAGACCTCTTCACTTACCTCAGTGCCAATAGCTGGATTTACCGTCGAGCAGGTGGCAAAAGTTGGCTAGCGTACCAAAGCAAGATCCAGGCGGGCCTGTTGGAGCATAAAGTTACCGTAATCACCCACGGTGATGGTACCGAAAAAACTGTCGAACAGGTTCTGGTCACGCCAAAAGGTTTAACCAAACTTTCGCAGTTAATAGCTGAGCTAGTAGTGTAATAAAAATCCCCCTTCCATAAATACCTTAGGAAGGGGGATTGTATTAAGGTTTCTTCGGCGGAGGGGCTACAGGGGTTGTCGCATCAGATGAAGGTGGCTTATATCCCCCTGTTGCAATTCCTCCTGGCTCGGTTCTACTCGGTTTAGCTGGGGTATACCCGAAATTATTATCACTTCCGCCATTACGTACATTTTTAATTTTATTAGTCATAACATTTTCCTTAATTTTTTAATTTAAGCCGTTGGTGTCATTTTAAAAAACTCAACGGTCCTGATATCTGAAGATAATATTAGTATACCCAGGGTATCCTCCCGAGAACGCTCAAACCCACCATCTCCATTTACAACCCAGTGCTCACTTAGATAAATTTGTTCTGGTTCAGGGGCACTAGAGGCAAAAGCATCACCACGATATGCACCACCTATTTTACTTCCATCATTCAAGGTAACAACGACCCAACAATTAAGCCTTAAGCTAAAAAAATAGTCCCATGGTTTCCCCGTTGGATGTGGGAGTCTTTTGGCAACAAGATCCCATTTTCTTAGTAAAATTAAGCATCCCGGATTTACGGAAGGAAAGACAAAAAGCAGGAAAAAGCCATACACATAAAATATTATACTTTCGCTATCAACATATCCGTTTGTATAGAAATAAAAAAACGGCAATCCCCAGACTGCATAATTAATGCAGCTATAAGCTACTGCATCAATCACTTGCTCTGAAGATGTTTTATTAACTGAAGGTATTAACACCGCATACACTTTCAAACTAATAAATCCGGGGATCACAAAAAACATGAAGATAAGAATTTTATTTAAATCCAAAATTTCCATAATACTCCCCTAAGAACAAATCCATATGGTAAATAAGGATACCTTAAAAGGTCATCTATGCAAAAAAAATTCACCCCCCGCCCCTACCAAGACCTGATCATCACCCACATCCACGACACGCCCCGAGCAAACGTCTGGGCCGGTATGGGTATGGGTAAAACGGTGGCCCTGCTCACAGCGCTGGAAGATCGGTTCATGGCGGGCAGCGAGACACAACCAGCGTTAGTGCTGGCACCGTTACGCGTGGCACGTTCGACTTGGCCCGACGAGGCCGACAAGTGGGACCACCTACGAAACATCGAAGTACAACCGATTGTAGGCACAGCGAATGAGCGACTGGCCGCGCTCAAAAACAGTAACGCGAGCGTGTACACGAGCAACTATGACAACCTCGTATGGCTGGTTGAACAGCTCGGCAATCGCTGGCCGTTCGGCACCGTGATCCCCGATGAGAGTACAAGGCTAAAGTCGTTCCGATTGCGGCAGGGTGGCAAGCGTGCTGCAGCGCTGGCGAAAGTGGCACATAAGCATGTCCACCGCTGGGCCAATCTCACCGGCACACCTGCACCTAACGGCCTGATCGACCTATGGGGGCAAGCCTGGTTTGTTGACCAGGGCGAACGCTTGGGCCGCACCTATGGCGCGTTTACGTCGCGTTGGTTCAACAGCATTCAGTTCCCCGGCCAGCAATGGTCGAAGCTGGAGCCCTGGCCCTTCGCACAGGAGCAAATGCAGGCAGCGCTAGCTGATGTGACTATCTCACTGGATGCCGCCGACTGGTTCGATATTGAAGAACCTATCCACAACGTGATCCGCGTTGATCTACCGGCCAAGGCTAGGCAGCAATACCAGGCAATGGAAAAGGAAATGTTTCTGGAGCTGGAAGGTAACGACATCGAAGCACCGAACGCGGCCGCCAAGACGGTGAAGTGTTTGCAGTTGGCGAGTGGGGCTATCTACACAGACGACCAAGGTAATTGGCAGGAAATACATGACGGGAAGCTACAAGTGCTAGAAAGCGTGATCAGTGAATCGGGAGGGATGCCAGTGCTGGTCGCTTACCACTGGAAACACGACCTCGCCCGGTTGTTGAAGGCGTTTCCCAAAGGCCGCCACCTGGACGACGATCCGCAAACGCTACGCGACTGGAACGCGGGAAAAATCCCGGTGTTGTTCGCCCACCCGGCAAGCGCTGGCCACGGCCTGAATATGCAGGACGGGGGAAACATTTTGGTGTTCTTCTCGCACTGGTGGGACTTGGAACAGTACCAGCAAATTATTGAACGCATTGGGCCAACCCGGCAGATCCAGGCTGGTTATAACCGCCCAGTGTGGATACACCACCTTACTGCCGTTGGCACCATGGATGAAATGGTAATGGAGCGGCGCAATTCTAAACGTGAAGTGCAGGATATCCTGTTAGAAGCAATGAAAAAGAGAGGCATGTGATGAACGAGCAGGTCATAAAATTACCCCCGGTGCTTATCACCCGAGAAAAAGTGCAGCAGTTACTTGGCGGCATGTCGAGAACGACGTTTTGGCGCAGGAAAAAACAGTGGGCAAAAGAGGGTAAGCCATTCCCCTCCCCAGCTCCTGGAACAAACCCGATCAACGGTGGCGAACAATACCGCTTCAGCGACGTTATGCGCTTCTTCCGGGATCACGGCTTCATTGATGATACACAGGCTGATATATGA